CTAGCCGAGGCCACCGACAATTTCGCGGAGCTCCAGCAGCCCGATGGCGTCCCGCGGTTCGGCCTCGGCGGTCTCCACCCGGCGGAGTCGCTCGCCCGCGACCCGCTCGCCCAGCGTGACGTCCAGCGGCAGGTATGTGAGCGCCTCCCTGGCCGCGGCCTCGAGCCCGGCGAACTCCGGGTGGTACACGGCGACGTCCACCACACCGTTGTCCACATGGACGGCCACCCGGACATCGGCGAGCGCGATCCGGTGTGCCCCGAGGTTCACCGTGACCTGCGTCGGATCAGGCACCGGCGGCACCGAGTCGTGGTACCACCCGTATCGCTCTGACCTGCCCAAGCAGCCGTGATCATGCGGCAGATATGGGGCACACCGTGAACATCTGGATCGACCCGCCGCCGGACGCCCGCGCACCTTTGCCTGTGTGGCTGCATTGGGCGGCCTTCGTCGGCATCGTCCTCGCCGGACTCCTGTTGGCGGCCGCGACACTCGTCGGTATCAGCCAAGACCAACAACAGCCTTACCGGCGAGCCGAACCGACGGTCGTGACCGTAGCGGGCGCCGAGTCGTAGAAGGCTGGCCCCAGTGCTTCACAAGCACCCGCGGCCGGCAGTTACCCTGGAAGCACCTCTTCACGGAGGGATGCCCCCGGCCGACGGGTCGGGGGCGCGTGAAGAGGGCAACTCCGTGAAGATGGGCGGGTCCAGTTATGGACATCGACAATGCGCTGATCGGCCGACGAGTCCGCGAACTCCGATCCTGGCGAACGATGAATCTCTCGGCGCTCGCCGGGCTGGCCGGGATGTCCGTCTCCTACCTCAGCATGATCGAACGAGGCGAACGACCAGTGACCAAGCGGGCTACCCTCGAGGCGCTCGCACGTGCTCTGCAAGTGTCACCGACCGACCTCACCGGCAAACCCTGGGAACAATCCACCGACCAGGCTGAAGGCCAGGCGCACGCCAGCCTCGTCGCAATCGCAGCCGCAATGGACGCCTACGAACTCGGCGATGACTCCGGCGAGCAGGCGCGAGAATGGCCGCAGGTCGCAGCCGACGTGCGACGGCTTGTCGAAGCGCAACAAATACGGGCAGATTATGCGGAAATGGGCGGCCTTATCCCGCAACTGCTGAGCGAATTGCATACCCTTTATGTCCGCGACCCCGTACATCGCAGAGAGATTCTGCTAGCCCTTGTCCGCTGCTATTCCTCGGCCGTCTGGATGGCGAAGCTGGGGCGCCAGGACGGCCTCACACTGATGGCAGCCATGGCAGCTCAGCGGTGCTCGGAGGAGCTGGGATCTCCGCAATGGCGCGGGTACACCACCTGGCTGCGAGGCGTCACTACAGGCTCCCTGAATCGCGCCAAGCAGTATCAGCGAGCTACGGCCATGGCCGACGAATTGGCCCCCGGCCTGAACAATCCTGAAATAACTCAAGCCTATGGGCAGCTGCATCTGTCTGCGGCGCTAGCCGCAGCGGCACAGGCCGACCGAGATACTGCCGCCACCCATCTCGACGAAGCGGCGGCCGTGGCTGATCGACTCGATCATGAAGTGGGCACCTTCGCCCAAGTGTGGTTCGGAAGGACCAACGTGCGGATCTGGCGTGTGACGATCGGGGTCGAACTCGGTGACGGCCCAGCGCTCGCTGAGATCGCCCGCGACGTTCACGTTGACGCCATCCCCAGCCCGGCCCGGCAGGCGGTGTTCCACGCCACCTACGGCCGGGCGCTACTGGCCGAGAGCCGCACCCGAGACGAGGGATTGGCCGAGATACTGCGCGCAGAGCACTTGGCACCTCAGCACATCCGAGGAGACGTGTTTGTCCGGGAGTCGGTCGCTGACGAGTTGCGACGTGCCCGGCGGGACGCCGGCGGCCGGGAGTTGCGCGGCCTCGCGTGGCGAATGGGCGTTGCCCCAACAGGGTGACAATCGACGTCATTTCACAACCAGTGAAATAACCCCTCAAGATCACACTTAGCGTCACGTCCCACACACGTGGGAGGTGCGAACAGCATGGCCGACTTGCTGACCGGGTGGTATCTACCGGTGATCCTTGAGGTCCTGGCGCCCGTCGGGATTGTGTCCCTGTGTGTCTTTCTCGCGCTGGTGATCAAGCGGCTGAAGGCCAGGCGCGCCCGATTGGCCCCATCGAACGTCCACGCTTTCCCCACGAGCGCGATGCCCAGCCGCAAGATCCGGCAGCTGCGCCATGGCCGGTAACCGCACCCACAATCTCCAGGCGACCACAACCGCCTGGAGCGGGGCCCCGCTGAAGAGACGCAGCGTCGAGCCCCAGCCCGCAGGCGGCCAGACCGGAAGTCCACACCGCCTGCGGGCCCAAGACCTGGGCCGCCACCGCACGGAACCTGTCCACCACGGGCTCCCGTCGGTTGCCCAACCACGCGGTGGCGACCCAGCCCACCCCGACGCGACCGCCCGCACTGGGGGTGCGGTCGCGGACCCCGAACGTGACGCGCCTGGCGTGTCACGAGGGCCCTCGGCTGTCGAGAAGCCACGGAGTCTGCCGACTCGGTACTCCGGCCGAGGGCCCGCACAAAACCCGGACCGCGGTGACCTTGGCGATGGCAGCACCTTCGCCAACGACCGCGGTCCGGGCCACCAGCCGCCGGGCCATGACCGCATGGTGCAGCCGGTCGACGGCCCGGCCGGGCGGCCGCAGGGGCCGCCCACCGCTCGTGCCCAGCCTGTTCCCCATGACGGGCTGGGCACGAGCACCCCGACGGACACCACCCCCGGCTACGTCGAAGGCCAGCACGTCCAGCTCACCACCCCGGTCAGTGACATCCCCGCCGGCTGCGAAGGACGGATCGCCAAGGTCGCGGTCTGGCCCCGTGGGCCGGTCTACGAAGTGTGCTTCTCGTTCTCGGCAGGTCGACAGTGGATCTGGTGCGCCGAGCACCAGATCACGCCGGTCGCCGACCCCTGAGCAGGTGGCCTGGCCACGAGTCCCCCAGCTGAGTGGTCAGGCCACCGTCCAAGCTCCCCGTCCCGATGGCGGGGAGGGCCAAACAAAGCAGGCACACCGGCGCGGCCGCACGGTACGGGCGCGGCCGCGCCGGCGCCCGCCCAACCAACGGTGAAGGCCGCACATGACCCTGCCCATGCCCATGTGGCGCTACTGCAGCTGCGGCTGCGACTACTGGCACAGCGTCAGCGGGCACAGCGTGGCCTGCCCGGCCGCGATCGTGCAGCTCACCGGCGCGACGGTGCCGGCGCCCTACATCCCACCCGGCGGCCGCGCGTGCCCCAACTGCCTGGACATCGTCGAACACGAGGACGAACAAGCACTCCGCAACGTGCGTCGCCGATTCGCCGACGCGCACCCCGACCTCATCGCCGGCCTGGACGCCATCCTCGCCGAGGAACAACGGGCCATCACAGAACAGGGCGGCACAGACTCCGGTGAGGGCCCGGACGAGACAAGACCGCCATGACCTGGATCGCCGGCGGCGTCTTCACCACCAAGCTCCACCTCGTCGCGGACAACGCCCCCAGCATGCGCGTGAACCAACGCCGCTACTGGTGGTCCGTGTGCAACCACGCCTGCGTCCCCATCCCACCCGAGCACGACCTCGAGGCCGCCGGCTGGCCGTGGTGCCGGACCTGCTTCCCCGACATGGCCGCCATCGAGGCCGCCCTGCGCACAAGACCCACCGCCCCACAAAGGACCACGCCATGGCCCACACCGCCGGCCCCCGCGGCCACGACGACTGCATCTGCTCCAACAACGTCAGCTACGCGCCCGGGACCACCCTGGAGCGGTTCAACCTATGAACCTAGCTGAACTACGTGCCGCCGTGATCCAGATCGGCGTCACCCTCACCGACACGGTCGACACAGAGGCCGCCACCATGGCCTACGCGCAGGCGGTCGCGTCGTTCTGCGCGCTGATGGCCGGCTCGAACAACCCGGCGGTCGCGCCCATGGTCGCCTACCTCCACGATCTGCACCAACTGGCCCTCGTCATGGAAGGCAAGCCGGACGAAGCAACGCTGCGGCTGTACGACTTCGCGGCGACCATCCTATGAGGACACACGAGCCCATGGCGGATGAACCGACACCCTCCACACTCGGCCTACGCGGGCAGCAAGTCCTCGTCGGCATGTCCTACGGCCTGACCAACGCCGAGATCGCCGGCCTTCTCGGGTTGAGCCCGCACACCGTCCACACACACATCAGCCGGCTGATGCGCACACTCCAGTGCCACGAGCGTGCACACGCGGTCAGGCTCGGATTCGAGCGCGGGTTCCTCACCATGGGCGATCCACTGCCGAGAGCACGCCGCCAGACCTGACCGGCGCCGCGTAACGCCCAGAAGATCCACGAAGACAAGCTCCGGGAAACCCGCCCAACGGGGAGAAGATCCACAATGTCTGACCGAAAACGAGCCGCCCTGTTCGTCTCAATCGTCGCAACCTGCCTGCTGCTGATCGGCGGCATCGGCGTGGCTTCGGCTGTCACCGTGACCGGGGTGACCGGCTCGATCTCCTGCGGATCCGTATGGTCGCGCAACGACAGCCAGGCACGTCGTGACGGCGACACGCACGACCTCACCAACATCAGACTGGGCGTTCCGCTCAGCGCCCTCAGTGATTCGTCGCTGGCCAACGCACAAGCGTGTGCTGACGGCATATCGGGCCGACGTTCGTGGTCATTGACGCTTGTCGGCCTCGGCCTCGTCGGCCTGCTGGGTGCAGCCATCTTCCGGCGTCCACCACAGGACGGATCAGCCGATGAGCGTGCGGCTCCTGCCTAACCCCGGACATGCCAAAACGGCCCTGCCGCTCCCGAAGGAGCAGCAGGGCCGTAGATGGTTCCCCTGGCGTCCGCCCGACGCCGTCTTCCCTGTGTAGCGGGAGTCTACCCGACCGATCCCCAGTTGATCAGTTGCCAGTAGAACGGGTAGTTCGTGCTCGAGTAGACCACGCCGGTGCCGTTGCTCTTACACACCAACGCGATCCGCAAATTCCCGCTGTCCAGATCGTTCGAGGTGACGATGAACGAGTGCGGTCCGGCGTGTCCGATAAAGGTGTTCTGCGTGTACCAGTCCGGCTCTCCCTCGATGGCCGGTGTGGCGGAACCTGTGGCCAGGTAACGCTGAATGGCCGGAGTCGGTCCGGTGATCACGCCGACATCCAGAAACGCGCTCGTGTTCTGGCTTCGCATCGCCGACATGCTGACCTCGACCGTGTCGCCCGCGACTGCCGGAATGTCCAGCTCGAACCCGGACACGGCCGCCCAACTGGCGCCGGTACTCGGCAGGGTGGTGTCGCCGCTGGTGATGTACGCCCGTCTAAACGTCGGCTTGGTGGCCTTGGTCGCGACGTTCGCGCTGAGCGTCGCGAGATCCCCGACCAGGTTGGTGACCTTTGACTCCGGAATCGAGTTCACCGCGACCGTAGGGTCGGCGCCGGTGCCGCCGATCGTGATGGTCGAGTCTCCGGCCGTCACCGACAGGACACCGGAGCCGGAGGGCAGGTACTGGGCCGGGATGTGCGCGGTGCCGTCGAGCGGGACCACGCCGCCGGCGACGCCGAGCTGGGAAGCCAGGATGAACACCGGTGTCGCACCGGCCGAGCTGCGGGGCGCGGTGGACAGGTCGAGTGTGGACCCGGTCGGGGTGATTGTGTACGTCACCAGCGCGGTGTTGGTGATCCGTTCGGTTACCTGGTACTGCAGCGCGGTGGCCTGGGTGTTGTTGACCAGCACCGTACTGATCGATCCGTTCACCAGCGGGATGTGCACCGGGGACCCGGCCACGATGGTCCCGCTGGCGGTGGCTTCCTGGATCGGCTGGAGGCTGATGATCCCGGACGCTGGGGTGTTGTCCGGGTTGACCCAGCTGCCGGTGATGGTGATCGTGGACAGCGGCATCGTTCACCACTCCGTTCCCGGGCTCGGCACGTCGGTGGCGGGTCGTACGCTGCGCGGTCAGGGATTTCCTGCGTTGCGGGTCTCGATGGCGCGTTGCACCCAGGAAAGCGTGGTGACGACCGCGGTCTTGATCACGCTGCCGATCACCAAACTCCAGTCCACCGTGGTCGCTTGAACGAGGGGCAACACGACAACGATCACGGCCAGCAGGACGTCGAACAGCAGGTTCTGTAGCAACGTCCGCAACGCTCGGGAGTTCGCGTCGGCCGACGTCGACGGGATTGGATCCGGCCCTGGCGGTGGGGTGGGTGTAGTCATGTGTGCCTCCATGAGCTGGACGCAGTCCGATCTGAACTGCGCCGGTGATGTGTCCGTGCACGGCCGCGCGTCGTCAACCGCCGTCGGTCCACTGGTCCAGTTGCGCCTGTGCCTTGGCCAGGTCCCTTGTGAGGTCTGCGATCCTGCGGTCAGCGTCGGCCAGTTGGTCGGTCAGTGTGACAATCTTGGTTTCCGCGGCCGCGAGGTCTGCACGTAACGACCGCACCTGCGCGGCGGCCGGCTCCAGGAGCGACACCGCAGTGGCCGACAGGACCTGTACTGCGTCCGCTTCCGTCTTCTCCGCGTCTGCGCTGATCTTGCGTTTCGTCGACCGGACCGTGACGAGCGACCCGAGCCCGGCCAGCCCCCCAGCCGCGGCGACCAGCGTCCCGACAGCAACGAGGATGTCCACAAGGGAACCCTTTCACTCCAGTTGATCAGTGGAGTCGGTGACCATCGCCGCCGCGCGGATGGCCCGCAGATCACGGCGGATCTGAAGCACGCGCACCACATTCGCGACACTGAACGCGATGAGCGTGAACCCGAACCCGACGCCGCGGACGCCACCCACGGTGAAAATCGCCAGCGCGAAGAACAGATACAGCCCAGTGTTGATCAGCAGCCCGGCGCGCTCCACCAACGGGCCCACGATTCCACGCCAGCAGATCCCGGCCAGCGCGATCGCCGCGGACGCCGCGAGCCCGAGGTAGAACGCTTGGCCATAGGCGCGCGGCAGGAGCAGCAAGATCGCGTTGGACGCAGCTTGGCTGTAGCCGAAGAATCCGGTGAGGCCAGACAGCAGCGTGAACGCGAGCAGCACGATCTCGTGCGGATGCCTGCCACTGCGAATGGTCAGCACAGCGCCCCCTTGGTGGCGGCCGGGGCCGGCATATCAGGACGCGGCCTTGGCGAGGATGGCCTTCAGGCTGGCGTCGACCGCGGCGCGGACGTCGTCAGCCGTGGCACCGGCCTTGATCAACGGCCCCAGGATCGGCGCCAACACCGGTGCCATGGTGGCGGCGAGCGCGTTGAGGTCGATCTGGCCGCCGTTCTGCTGGGCTCGGACCGCCGCGATGATGTTGGCCTCGTCGTCCGACAGGACCCCGGCCAACGCGTCCACCTTGGCGCCGAGCTGAGCGATCGCGCCGAGCAGGAACGCGCCGTCGCCGGTGTCGAGCGCCCGATACGGCCCCTGCTTGTTGTCCTCGTCGGTATACCGCTGCACCAGCATGCCCATGACTCGGTCACGAGTATCGTGCAGCCAGCCGTCCTGCGTAGTAGTCAGCGTCACGTCGTCCTCCGCGTTGTGTTGCCCCCAATCCGGGGCCAGAACGTCATTGGCGTCCGCTTCGACCCCGCCCGGGTAGACGTAGCCAGCGTGTTGGTACAGGTGTGCTCCCGGATAGCGCAGGCCGTGGGACCAGGCCACGGTCTGCCACCCGAACGCAACATGGCCTTCCTCGAGCGCCCGTTGCACCACGCTGATTTGGCCGTACACACCCGCGAGGGCCACCCCACCGAGTTCGGCCGCGGCACCGTCCAGGTAGGCCATCACGGTGTCGTGCCGCGCGTGGCCGATGATCTCGGTATCGATGGCCATGTAGATCGGCCGGTGCTCCGGGAACCCGATCCGGGTGGTGGCGTCGGCGCGGGCGCGTGCCCCGGCCACGTGCCCCGCTGGCTCCCCGCCGGCCCAGTCGGTCGTGCCGCCCTCGTACACCAGGGCCATACCCAGGGCGTGGTGGCTGAAGTCTTCGTACTCGCCGCGGTCGGTGCACTTCGGATTCTTAGGGAACCCGCAGTACCTCACGGCGCCGACATATCCGGCCCCGACGATCGCGAGCGCACCGGGTCGGCCGACGTAGTCCAGTACCTGGCTCACCGTGCTGTCCTTCCTGTCACGTGGAGTTGGTGACGAAGAACGCGCCGAACGTCGAGCCGCCCACGAAGGTATCGAGCGTGACCGCGCCGCCCGAGTTCTGGTAACCGTCCAGAAAGAGCGTGGCGCCCACGGCGAGGTTGGCCATCCACGCCACGTGGTGGCCGCCGGCGCTGCCGTTGACCGCCGGCAGGGTGGAGGTCACGGCGATGTTCGCCGGGATCGATGTGCCGTTGACGAGGATGTCGGATTGGATGAGGTTGGCCGCGCTGACCGGCCACCGGATCTGCCCGAAACACCAGTAGATCCCGGCGTGTTGGATGGTGACTTGGTTGGGGACCGCCACCGTCCACATGTTGTCGGTGTTGATGATCGCCGCTTGGAAGTTCAGGATCGTGTGCGTCACGTTGGGGACCGATTGGCCGCTCGTGGTGTTGATCAACACCGAGGGTCGTTGGGTGTAGAAGCCGGCCTGGTTGTAGGCGTACAGGTTCGTCAGGTTGGACGCGAGGGCGTTGAGGTCGCCCTGATGCACCACCGTCCCGTCGACGAAGCTCGGGATGGCGGGAGACGGAACACCCATCTACGGCTCCACACGGGTCGGGGTTGGCTCGGGCATGGGGCGCAGGGTCGCGACCTGCCAGTCGCGGCCGCCGTCGACCGTGCCGTGCTCGGGGTGCCTGCTTGGGTGGTCGACGGCGGACACGACGTACGGGGCGCCGGCGACCCATACCTGCTGGCCCTGCTGCAGGAACGCGTCAAACCCGCCCTCGGTCAGGGTCTCGTCGGTGTCGCCGTGCACCGCTCGGATCCATGCCTTCGGAGTGGTCGAGATCAGGGACAGATGCCGGGCGAGATCCATCTGCAGTGGCCGTGCGGTGTCCACGGTGAGCGTCACCGTGTTGCGATCAGAGCTGATGGTCACGTCGCGGACAGTGTGCGCGTAGGCCGGATCCAGTCCCGGGACCATCACGGTGCTGCCGGGCAGGTCCACCCATGCTTCAGCGTTGAACCCAATGTGCGCACACACCGGGATTCCCTCGCGTTGGCAGTCTTTGCAGGACGGTGGCCCCTCGTAGGCGAGGGTCACTGTGGTGGTCATCGGCATCGAGCTTCTCCCGAGGGCGTCAGTAGACGGGGACGGTGCTTGTTCCAAGGACGCCGTAGGTCGAGTCGCCCAGGATCCACGCTGTGGGGACGAAAACGGGGCTGCATTGCAGTTCCACCGTGTAGCTGCCGTCGGCCGGGCTGCCTTGCTCGGCGATGGCCTCGACGTAGTAGTCCCCGGTGATCAGCGTGCCGGCCGAGGTGCGCATCGCTACCGTGATGCGTTGGGACAGCTCGAGGCCGAGCACGAAGTTCCACATCGTGGGGTCCGACGCGGGGCTCAGCACCAGCCGGCGGACACGTGGTGGTGCGTTCAGCCCCGGTGCACCGCCGGGTTTCGAGTACCGGTTGAGGTAGAAGATCGCGGCCTGGGACAGGTCGAAGTCGGAGTTGACCTGGAGGGTGGCGGACAGGATCCGCTGCCCGTAGGCGGTTTGCGATGTCGCGTTGATCTGTGGCGCGAAGTTGGAGTTCGCGGGCCTGGACAGGTTCGCCTGTGAGTACACGTAGGTCGGGTCGTAGTCGTACTCGATGCCCTCCGGGTGTAGTTGCCCGGCGGAGTTGCCGATCGTCGCGGCCGAGGTCTGTTGGGTGTAGCGGCTGGCCCGGTCTTCCCACACGACCCGGCCGTCCGCGCTCGCGTAGAGAAACGAGTTCTCGGTGGCGGTGATCTCCTGCAGCACGTCGAGCATGGTGCGGGCCGACTGTGGCGAGTTGGCGTCGTCGTAGCCGAAGTCCGGCGCGAGCTTGGCGTAGCCGGCCGCCGCGGTGTATGCGGTGGCCGACCAGTAGGTGTTGAGCAGCCGCGCCACACGAGCACCGGCCAGTTCGTTGATGTAGCCGATGCCGCGCTTGTAATGCGCCAACAGTTGGCTGCTGCTCAACGCCGCCGGATACGCGGCGAGCTGCGCCACGGACACGCTGGTGGTCGGGGTCCCATATCCTGTGGTCGCTTCCACGAACAGGTTCATGATCGGGAACTGCGCGGCGGTGGGGGCCGGGCTCCACACCCAACTGTTGAACGCGCCGTCGACGGCCGTGTCGAACCCGCCGCCGGAGGCTCGCAGGCAGATCGCCAGGTAGTGCCATTGACCGTCCGGGAACCCGGTCCAAGTGGCGGGATTGGGCACGAACGGTCCGAACCCCAACGAGGCGGTGTTGGTGAAGAACACCATGAGTTGGCCGCCGGTCGTGTACCAGCCGAGGTAGTCCCTCGGCCCGTCAGGCAGCGGGATCGGCTGGTTGTACACGTTCTCCCCGACACCGATCGTGGCCGCGCCGAGGAAGGCCGTGCCGGAGGTCAGCTTCACCCAGGCTTCGATCGTGAAGGCGTTCGGGATCATGGTCTGCATGCCCTGCGTCCCTAGATACGTGTTGTGGGCCGACGGGCTGGCGGTCGGTGGCGTGTCGTTCTGCTGTGAGACATTCGCCGCGGCCGACCCGTCGAGGAAGGTGTCGCCACCAAGGTTCACCTGGCCGCTGGGCGCCACGCTCGTGTACGCCAAATAGGGCTGGCCACCTTTCGGCAACTGGACCGTCAGCGGCAACGCCTGGTCGGTGTACGGGATGTAGATGTACGGGTTGTCCGCAGCGATCGTGGACTGATACGTCTGGTTGATCACGGTGCGGGACAACACACTCAGCGCGTCGACCGCTTCCAGCGGCTTCACCCCGCGGAATCCCGCGTCCGTCCACGTCTGCGGATACCTCTCGATATACCCGGTGTACCGGGGGGAGCGTTTCGGGCCCGTGGTGGTGAACGCGGACGCGGACGACGCCAGCTCCAGCTGGCAGGCGTCGAGGTACACGGTGAACGGGAACCCGGGCGCGGTGCCGGATTTGACGTGGAGGTAGCTCACGGCGTTCGTCGCGGTCGCGGTGACCGACAACCTTTGCCACGCGGCGGTGGTCGACGAGGTGGCCGACCCGTAGGTCGTGACGGTCGGCGAGTACTGCCCGAACACAAGCGTCACCGTGTAGGTCGCGGGCACGTACACGTACACCGACAGCGTGTACGTCTGCCCCGGCACCGTCCACATCAGACCGCCAACGCGGTCCGACGAGGCGGTCAGCGTCGCCGCGCACGAATGCGTCCCCGCGAACGCCTGGGTCGTGGACACGACCCGGGTCGCGGCGGTACCGAACACGCTCGTCCACGCCACCGTGGTCTCGAACGACGGGTCGTACGCGGTCGACGAGCCGGGCGGTGTGTTGGTCGAGTTGAGGACGTTGCCGGCCAGGTTGCTGCTGGCCGCGTTCCACAGCCCGGCGCGTTGGATACACCGGTAGGGCAGCAGAGTGTTCGCACCGCTGTTCCAGGCCGAGGAGGTGTTGGCCGGGTTGAGGGTCTCGGCGCGGTCGAAGACGCTCACCGTCATCGTGCCGGCCTCGGCGTTGCCCAACTCGTACTGGCGGCCCCGGCGGGTCTGCCAGGCCTGGGTGCGGGTGCCCGCGACGCTGTTCAGACTGACCGCGGCCGCGCCGGGCACCGCCGGTGGCCCGGCGGTGAAGTCGGCGACGAAGTCGAACAGCGGACGCACCACACCCACCACCTCCTCCGCAGGCTCCCCGATGGACTACAGCTGGACGTCAGGTCGCCGCGAACGTGAGTCCGTTCTGGACGTTGCGCATGCCGTTCTGCAGGAACGCCTCCTGCACCGCCGACTTGATCTCCGCCTTGGTCGACAGCAACGCGTTCGTGTACACGTTCACCGTCACACCACCCCCACCGACCGGCACCGCAACCGCCTGGGCACCCGCCCCGATCCGGTCGCCCAGCATCCGATACGCGCCGCGCAGGTCACTGCGGTTCATCGCGTCCATCACCTGGACACCCGCCGCCCTGACCGCCGACGCCTGCTGGACATACTCGGTGTTGGACAGCATCGCTGGAATGTCGTCGGACGTGTCCGACCCTCGCCCGGAGACCGGGCCGCCAGGCCCGAAGTGGGCGAGGCCGCCGTGGGCGTAGGTGACGAGACCACCGTGAGCGCGAAGCTTGTTGGTCTTCGCGCCGATCCGGTCCATCATTGGGTTGAGCGCCCCGAGGTCGTGGTACAACCGGCCGAGCGCGTTCTCAGCTTGGGACGTATCCGCGGTGACGTTGGTGGAGATGTCCTTGGGCACCTGCATGTACTTGTTGGTGAGCTCCTGGATCTGGTCCTTGGTTAAGCCAGCTTTGGCCAACACGGCCTGCAATGCGGCGACGTCATCGGCGAAGGCCTTGTTCCCTGCCTCCACCGAGTGGGTTTGCTGTGCGACGGCTTTAGCGTGGTCCTGTGCCGCCGTCACGGCGTCAAGGATCGCGGAGATGTTCTTGCGGCCCTTGTCGTTGTTCATGTCCAGCGAGCGGCCGTTATCCTTCAACGCCAGAGCCGCCGCGTCCACACTGTCCTTGTACCTCACTGTTGCTTTGGTGGCGTCTATGTTGCCGCCGTTCAGCAGGTCCAGCTGATCAGTGAGAAGCTTCGCCTCGTTCTTCTCCGCGTCCATCGCGTCGGCCGCCTTCTTCGACGTGGACACCAAATCGCCGGTGCTGCCGTCCGCCTTGATAGCACCTAGCGCGACCGCGTCGAGATGGTCAGCTGACTGGTGCAGGGCACTGGACTGCCGGTCCGCCGCGTCCTTCGACGCGTTCAGCTGCCCAGTGAGGCCCTCGAGTTCTTTCAGCAGCAACTGTGCGGCGGTGCCGGTGGAGTCCATCTCGCGGACATCCCGCCCGCTGAAGCTGCTGCCCTGATTGTTCTTCTGGTCAAGATCGATCCGTGCCTGGATGATGCCCTGCAGTTTCGTTTTGAGGTCGTCCAGTGCGCTGCCTTGGGACATGAGCGCGTTCGTCAGTTCGCCTTCGGAGATGCCAAGCTGCTTCGCCTTGCCGAATGCGTCGTCTTTCTCGAGCTTGTTCACCGTCCAGGCTCGGGTGTTCTGCCCGAGTGCGTCTCCGTCGTCCTTGATGGCCCTAGTGAGGTCGTCGACCGCTTTGTTCGCGTCCTTGTTGCCGCTGCTGAACAGGGCGACCGCGCCGATGGCCAGACCAAGGGCGATGCCCCATGGTCCGCTGAGGAAGTCAAGAACGCCTTTACCGGCGGTCTTGATCTTCCCCATCGCGCCTTCAGCAGCACCCATGTCGGACACGAAGTTCCCGAACGCGCCCTTCTGGTTCGCAAACCAGCTCCCCAATGACCCGAGCGGACCCGACAAGCCGTTCACGGCGGTCCCAATCCCGCTGAGCGCCGTCACGACGAGCACGGCCTTGCCCTGCCACGTGTCCATGTGCGAGATGCCGTAGTCGAAACCGGCCGCCAGCAACCCGAGCTTCACCGTGGCTCCAGCAACGCCTTTCGCTGTGGAGTCGAGGTTAGACACCCAGGAGATCATCTTGCCGACGCCGGCGGCGAGGGCGCCGACGAGCACACCACCGATGGTGATTGCGAGTGTCTTCGCGGCCCATTCGTTGTTGCTGAGCCACTTCGTCACGTCGGCGATGACGCCGGCGATGTGACTGGCCACCGGCAGGAGCACAGACCCGATCTTGATCGCGAGAGACTGGGTGCCTTTCTCGGCGTCGGCGAGCTTCTGATTGAGCGTGTTCTGGACCTCCGACCAGCCTTTGACGTTGCCGTCTGCGTCGGCCGCGCTACCGCCGATGGCCTTGATCGCGTCGGCGGTGTAGTCCGCGTTCTCACCAGTAGTCATCAGCGCCACTTTGAGGCCGGTGGCGTCACCCATCAACTTCTGCATCATGCCGCCGTAGGTGTTCATCACCTGGCCGCCGGACAGCTGCTCAGTACCGAGCTGGTGAGTCGACTTCACCATGGTCGCAAACGAAGCCGCCTGCCCAGCCGACACGGCGTCCAAGCCCTTGGTGGCCTTCTGGTAGTCCCCCATCGTGATGGCGCCGCTCATCAGTTCCTGGCCCAGCGCCTTGACCTTGGGGGTGCTCTTCGAGAGAGCGTCACCGAGGTCGATGATCACCTTGTCGGAGCCGGGCGGCATCGCTTTCTTGACCGCCTGGGACAGCAGGTTCATGGTCCCAGACAGGCCCCGTTCGCCAAGCTTCGCCTTGACGTCGTCAGAGTCGATTCCCAAGCTGGCCATGGCTTTCGACATGACCTGCGTCGGCGCTTGCAGATGCCTAATCGCATCAGCCATGTTCTGCGTGGCCTGCTGGGCGCTGATGCCGTGCACGGTCATGGACGCGAGGACACCGAGCACATCGGACATCGAGATCTTCGCCGCCGACGCGACCGGCAGGATGCTGTTCAATGAGCCGGCCAACTCGTCGAACGTCATCTTTCCGCTCGACGTGGCGCCAATGAACTTCGACATGGTGTCGCTGGCGGCTTTGGTGACGTCGGCCGCGGACTGGGCGTGCGGGTAATAGTCCCGCAGGGCACTGGACAGTGCGTCAGCGACTTCCACGCCCTCGGCGCCTTCCGCCTTGGCGCCCTGCTCGGCAGCTTTCAACACCCCCAGGCCGGCCTCGGCGTGATACCCGGCGGACTCCACCTTGTACATGGCGGCGGACATCTCGGTCGCGGAAACACCGACGTCGCCCGCCAGATTGAGAATCCCGGTCCGGACCGTCTTCAGGCCGTCTTCCGACTCGCCGGCCGAGGTGACGAGTTTGTTGGTGCTTTGTTCGAAGGCGCCGGCCATCTTCAGGCTGACGCCGGCGATGATCCCGGCCGCGAGCCCGACGCCCTTGACGACCTTGCCAACCGCGGCGTCCTGCTTGGCGGCCGCGGCCTCGGCGGAGGTGCCCATCTTGACCGACATTTCCTCGGTCGCCGCAGCTGCTTTCGCTTCTGCCGCTTCGAGATCCGCGAGCAACCCGACGGTCTTGGACCGCATGGCCTGCATCGAGACGTAGATCTCTTCGTTCGACCGCGCCGCGGCCTCCGCGGTCTTCTGGAACGACGCCGCGACCTTGTTGTTCTCCGCCGCGACCGTCTTGGCCTCGGCGCCGACCCGTTCGCCCATCTGCCCGACGGCGGCGGACATCTCGGTCGCGGTGGCCTTCACCGCGGCGCCGGCGTCCGTGAAGGACTTCGCGAACAGCCTTACTTCGCCGACGGCCTCGGTGGTCGTGGCGACGAATCTCAGGACTACCGGGGGGATCGCGTCGGCCACGGGTCACACCCCCAGAGCTCGGCGCCACGCGGCGACCATGATCGCGAGGGCGTCCTTCTTGACCGCCAGCAACGTCGGATGCATGTACGGGCGGGCCGGGAGCCTCGACCGGTGGCCGCGGCCCGCGGTGCCGCCCAGTTCTTGGATGCGGGCGTAGGCCGTCGTCGGGCCGACCGATGCCTCGTACGTGCCGGCCCCTCCGGTCGGGCCTTGGACCTGCACCGAGCGCAGCAGCGTGCCGGACACCCGGGCTGGTGGCTCACCCGGCGCTGAAGGCGTGGGTGTGCCGCGCTGGTGGCCACGCCTGCTCAGTTCGCGTTTCGCCACGGCCTCGGCCTGGTGGGCGATCAAGCCCACGCCAACCTTCGTCGCCGCTTCCAGGGCGATGGCTTTCGCGATCAGATTGGCCGCCGTACCGTCCCATTCGGCCATTTCGATGGTGAGCTGCACGGCTCACCCCCTGGCGCGGTGTTCGTCCTTCAGCGCGACGATCTGAGGTATCCGCACCTTCAGCCCTGCGGGCAACTCGTCGACTTGGTCCGGGGTGAGGCCGCGCCGTTCCAGCCACCAGTCGGCATCGAAGGCTTCCTCCCACAGGGCCTGTTCACCCGGGCGGGCGTCGGTGGCCGGGGTGTGTCCCGCGATCAGCGCCCTGATCCGCTCGCGGGCTCGGTAGGGCTGTCCGGGTCCTCATAGTCACTCGGATCGGCGGCCTTGGGGAACAGGACCTTGCGGGCAGGTTCGAGCGCATCGAGCAGGGCCCTGTAGTCGCCGGGGGTCAGCTCATCCAGGATGGACATGTCCTGCGACGGCAGCACCCAGTCGCGGGCGGTGCCGTCGTCGGCCGGGTCTGCACGGTACGGCAGGTTCCACTCCGTCACGAGGTACTTCATGAGGGTCTCAGTGGTGGCCCACCCGTACTCGAGGTCGCCCTTGTCGTTCCTGGCCGCGTTGCCGGCGCGCATGATCGCCTTCTGGTGCTTGGTGCGTAGAGTGCGCGGATCGGCCAAACGAGCCCAGCCGCCGGACGGCAGGGTGACCTTGTCGACATCGACCGTGTCGACCGCGGGTGCGTCGAGTGCGGGTGGGTCGTGGAACGCGTGTTCGTCGGACATCACGATGCTCCTGGTTGGTTACTGGTAGGTGTTGCCGGCGACCGCGGACCCGATCGTGACCTTGATCGGCGAGTACCCGCCGGAACCGCCGGCGTTGGCCGTGGTGAAGACCCCGTCCCATTCCACGCCGTAGCGGATGGCTTTCTTCCCGGTCTCGATCTTCGCGATCCGGTACGCGGCCGCGGCCACGTCGAACTGGACGCTGATGAGGCTGGCTCCAGCCAGTCCGTTGGTGAGGGTGAACTGCAGGGTCGGCTGGGTGTTGCCGATCATCGCCAGGTACGGGGACTCGTCCGCCGCCACGAACTCGAGCTTCCCGGCGGCCGCGGCCTCGCCACGCTGGATGATGTACGGGGTCTGGGCCAGCTGTTCGGTGAAGATCGGCTCCAACGCGCGGGTGATGTCCACCGAACCGGTCTCGACGGTCAGCACCTGCGTGCCGCCGGACGCCGGGCCGCCGATCCCGACCTTGCCCCGCCAGGACGCGACCGGGTTCACCGAGGTCGCCGCCGGTGTCCGCACTTGAGAGTCCAACGCGGACGGCCACGAGGTCGCCGCGGCATCGAACATCAACAGCTGAGACTCCGCCGCCCAGTTGAAGCTGAGTTTGGACAGGCACGCGCCGGCGAACACCCGCGGGACGCCACTGGCCGCCGGTCCCTGGTAGTGGGTGATGGTGTGCGTCGGCGGCTGCCCCTGCGCGTAGTTCGTGGTCGCCAAGGTGTTCAACACCGACCAGGCGTTGGTGAACGGCGCCACCTGCACCACGACCGCCTGCGCGGACGCGTGGGCGTACTGCAGCGGCAACTGGCCCGCGGCGAACGGGATCGTGTACGGGCCAGCACCGCTTGGGGTGCCGGTCGTGCGGATCTCCGCTGTGCTGCCAGTCCCGATCAGGACGACCGACGCCGCCGGGATACTCGCGGCGGTCGACAGACTCGACGCGCCCGCGGCCGCCGTCGACGACAGCGTGGTCGACGGCGTCGACGCGGTGCCCGTCGGCACCAAGTCTCCCAGGATGTTCGCGAGCAGGAACCCGATCCCGTCACCGAACACGGGCCCTTTCAGCGTGAAGTCGTTGATGATCGGGCCCTGCTGGCGGCCGTAGAACATGCCCATCGCGCCGCGCCAGGCGTGGTCGTCCAACCACTTGGGTTTGTCCTCGGGCTGCAGGTCTTCCAGCGGGAGGGTGTAGGTCATGGGCACGCTGGTGCCCTGGGCCGCCTCGAGCGCGACCCCGGCGAACTGCCGTACTGAGGGGAACGTGGCGACCACGGGTCACTCCTTGTTGCTGGACTTCGGCGAGGCCTTCGCCGACGTCGACCTGGGCGCGGGAACTGGCGCGTCTGGCGGGTCCGCCGGCGGCGTCTCCGGCGAGGGCTCCGCGGAGCCGCTGGTGTCGTCGTCGGCCGGTGGGTCGACTTCCGTCCACCAGCACGCTGGCTGGGGTTCCTGCTGCTCCCAGTCGATGTCCTCGCCCGGCTCGACCATCCGCGACCCGGTCGGGGTGTCGTACTGGGCCGGATACGGCCCTGTGAAGCGGTGCAGGCTCACTCGTCACTCCCAGCGGTGTAGTGGTCGACGATCGCTTTGCGCGTCGCGGTGTCGGGGTCGCCGGGGAAGGTGCCCTCGGTCTTGGCGTAGGCCACCCAGTCGGCTGCGGACGCCGCCTTGCCTGGGCGCTTGAGCTCGTCGGTCGCTTCGCCGCCGCCTTCGTTGGCCGCCGGGTTGCCACTGCCTTCATCGGCTGGCGCCGGGCCCTCGGACTCGGGTGCGGGTGCGGGTGCGGCGGTGATCGGCGACCAGTCACCGTCCGGTGCGCGACCGCTGAAGTAGGCGACCTCTCCGGGATGCACCACGCCCCACGGATAGTCACGGTCGGCGTCGCCGACGAACTCGTATGCGACAGCAGTCGTCATGCCGATCCCCTTGTCAGGTCTGGAATTCGTAGATGGACACGTCGAAATCGACCGTGGACCAGGCGTAGAGTGTGTCGCCCCCGCCTTGCCGCTCCAGCGGGCCTGGGACGATGTTCAGCAGTGGTGCCGCGGCCACCAGCAGTCCGGTGCTGGCCGGCTGGCCCAGCGACGGATCGGACCGCATGCGGTCGGCGACCGCGTCCAAGATGGCCTCTTGGGTCGTGAGCGCGGTCAACGGATCGCCGCCGACGTCCTCGAAGTACACCGACACCACCACCGGGTACGGGACCACTCGACGGCCCCCCGCACCGTCCAGGACGAAGATGTGGTCGCCGAAGTCACGGGACTCACCGATCTCGATCACCAGGAAACAGCGATGGGTCTGTCCGGCCGGCACCAGCTGGTCCCACGGCACCCCGGCTTGGTCGAACGGGATGCCCGGGAATACGTAGTCCACATTGGTGATCGCGGGCGTGGACAGGTACCCGTACGCCGCTTGACGCACGAACGAGCGGCTCACGGGGATCGCCGCTCGTAGCGCAAGGCGATCTCCTCGGCCTGGATCAGTTCGAGACCGATCTCCTTCTGGTCCGCCTTCGTGCTCGAGTTGCTGCCCTTGCTGGAGATGGTGAACCCGGAGCCTTTGCGTTCCTTGATGTAGTGCGTCGTGGCCAGGACGGTCGCTTCTTTGCCGTCGTCGGGGACCTCGCCGAACCACGTGCCAGCACCCCAGGACGCGGTCAGCGGCGCGGTCAACGGGACGGTGGTGGAGCCGGGGGTGTAGCTGGCAGCGACCTGGACATCGGCCTGGACACTGCCGGAAACCAGCCGTGCCACCAGGCCCGGGTGGATCCCGGTCGCGGCCTCGACCTGGACACTCGACGCGCCCAGCGACGCGGCTGCGGCCAGCCGGTTCGTCACCCAGCCCGCGGTGTAGGACCACTGGACCGTGACGTCACCACACCGAGGCGCGGCCAGGAAACTCAGCGACCCGACCCACTGCACACCGCTACCGGCCAGCGAGAACAGGACCCTGTTCTCCTCGATGAAATACTGACCGGTGGGGATCGGCGGCGCGACGGTCGCCAGGGACAGGAAGTTCGGGCCCCACGCGAACGCGTCAATGCTCTTGACCCGGTCCTGCCGGGCTTTCAACACCACGAACCCATCACCACGGACGCGTGCCTGCTCCTGCTGGTTCACAGTCTGCGTCGCGTACAGCGGTTGCCTCGCCGTGTTGTCGACCCACCGGGACGCGCGGGCGATGATGCCGGCGAGTTCGGCGTCTTGGTCCGCCTGGGTGGCCGTGCCCGTGGTCACCAAGTTGTTGGTGTTCAGGGCGGTGGGCGCGGCGCGGTACTCCTCGCACGTGATGTACGACCCGGCCAGGAACGGTGTGGCCACGGCAACCTCCTGCTCCGCGTCGCTGTGTCAGCCCCGGACGGTGTTCGAGCCGATCGCTGTGATCAGCGCGCTGGCCAGGGTGGCTTCGGTGCCGGGCGCCGCGTAGCAGCTGATGAGGCCGGCGGACACGGTGCAAGTGAAGTCCGGCATGGCCGCCTTCTGCGCGGCGGACAACGTGCTGCCGTAGTAGGTGTTCAGTGCGGCCACCACCGCGCGCAGCCCGGCCGGGGAGAGTTTCTGGTTGCTGCGGGCGTGGACGGACAGCTGTTGCTGGTTGGTTTCGGTTTCCACCTGGAAGCCGCTCACGCCACCGTGGACAGTCACAGCCATGCTCAGGTCTCCTTGGGGCAGTGGCCGCCGCAGCGGCCGCAGGTGACGAAGTACGCGGCGAACCCGCAGTCCGTGCAGCGGCGGCCGCGGCTGGTGGCCCAGGTGCCGAGGCCGGCTGGTGTGGCGCCGTACTCACGCAGGGCGCGTTCGTCGTGGGCGTCGGCCGGGGTGACGATGCTGCCGGTGTAGCGGCGTGTGGTGCCGTCGGGGCGGCGAATGTCCGCCTGGCGGACAGCGTCGTTGGGCATCAGGAGCTTGTTGGTCATGCGGGAACCCACCGCCCTTCCCTGATGAATCCGTGGTCGCCGCACGTGCGGCAGAACAACGACGGGGAGAGCGTGAGCGGCTCCCACGACTCGACCTGCCACGTGGGCCCGTTACCGGTAAGTACCGCTGGTGCGGTCGCAAGGGTTGCGGCGCTGGCGCACATGCCAGGCTGGCCGTCAGCACGCGGGTGGGCGACGTGGACCATGGCCTTGTCACAGTCGGGGATGTTCTTGTACTGCGGGTTGAGTTCGCGGTCAGGGGCGAAGCTCAGGAACCGAATCGCGTGGCCATGGCCGATGTCCTCGGCGGCCGGGGCCTCATCTGCCATCACGGGCAACTCCCGGAAGGCCAGTGCCAGGCGCCTTTCTCGTCGCCTTCGGGGAGGCGCACGTGCGGCACGGCGCCGGTCGGTCCGAAGCACACCAGGTCGACGCTGCCGTCGGTGTTGACGCGGGTGACGATCGCGGCCTGGCAGCCTGCGGTGGTGGTGCGGTGCACGATGGCGGCGACGTGGGCCTGTTGTTCGGACACAGCGGTGCTCCTGGGTTGGGCACGACACCGTCCCCGGCCAGGAGCACTTGTCCGGGGACGGTGTGTGCGATCGTGGATCAGCCGGGCTGGATGTTGTAGAGCGCGCCCTGCCACGGCTGGGCGTGGCAGAAAAACGTTCCGTACCAGTAGGTCGAGAAGTCGTAGCTGAACTGCAGCTGCGGCCACGAGATGCCCATGTAGTCCTGCACGTTGCGGTATTCCCAGCAGTTGGTGATGTTGCTGTTGGGGAACGGCAGCTGGTGCGTCAGGATCGGCATCACGCCCTGAGGCATGTACGGGTGGGTGTCCAGATCCACCATGTCCCCGACAGCCTCATTCTGAATACCCGTGACAATCTGGCCGAGCTGGTGACCCGCGGTCCCGTCCGCCTCGATCATGATCCGGAACCCGGTCGCGGAGGACCCCTTCAGCAAGTCGGACAGCTGCTTGCGGTCCTGCACGTTCGCCAACACTTGCTTGGGGCGCGCCAGGTTGACGTTGTACATCGTGACGAACGCCGTCTGCAGCTCCGTGCCCGGGTTCACGGTGCTGAACTTGCCGTTGACGTTGCCCTGGTAGCCGCTGGACGTGGACAGGCAGATCGGGAGGATGCCGTCGTAGCCGCTGGCCTGGGTCGAGGTGTCCGCTGTCGGGGCGGTCGCGCCGGTGGACGGGACCGGGCCGGTCAGCGTGATCGCGGCGGTGGTCGAGTTGCCCGCCCACCCGATCGCGGACACGAAGTAGCCGTTGGCCGCACCGGCGGTGGCCCCGAAGAACACTTGGTAGCCGACCGCGCCGGCGACCGGCGTCCAGTAGACGCTGATGCTGCTGGTCGACCCGGTGGTGGTGACCGCGCCCGAGTCCGTCGCGGCCGAAGTGCCGAACCCGCTGACCGCGGCGACCCACACGTGGTAGGTGGTGCCTGCGGCGAGGGTGCCGCCGGTGGTGGACGGCGTGGCGGTGACGGTGGCCGGGGCCGCGACGACGCCGGAGTAGCCGTTGGCGCTGGTGCCGCGCCCGTAGAGCGTCATCCTCTCTTCGGCGAGGAACGACGCGTACATCGTGGACGTTTGCGAAAGTTCGCGGACGTCCTGGAATCCCTGGCCCGAGTAGAAAGCGCTCCACGTGACCTCGTCGCTCAGCCCGAACTGGAAGTACGTCGCCGACTTGTTCTGCCCGGTGTAGCTGATCTTCGGGCCGCGGTTGTAGTACAGGGCGTTGCTGCTGCCGGACACCGCGAAGTTCGTCTGCGTCGTGTCCAAGATCCCGGGGTGCAGCAGCGGCAGGCCGGTGCCGGTCTGCGCGTTGGAGAACCCGGTGATCTGCTTGTACTGGAACGCGGTCCCGACGCCCGCGGTGCGCGGGAACGTGTTGCGCAGCGGGGTGTCGACCGGGACGAGCTCCTCGGCCGGGCCGTGGAGGTCGACCAGCGTCAGACCCGTCGAGGTGCCGGTGCCACCACCGATCGGCGAGGTCAGCGAGATGTCCTTCTGGAGGTTCAGCGCCTCCTCAATGGACGCCAGGTTGGACGCGCCGATGGCCTTGTTGATGGTGTCGTCACGCAGCAGCGACCGGACCCGCTCGGTCGCCTGGTCGACCGACTCCATCTTCTGGACCTGGATGAGCTGCCCGGTGTCGGACTTCTCCGAGTTGACGACACGCATGTTGCCGCGGATGGTGCGGCCCATGTTGTCGACCTCGCACCACGGCTCGTCGGCGATGGCCTTGCGGTACCGGTCGCGTCGGCGGGTCATGGTGACCGGGTCTTCAGCCGCGCCGCCGAACAGGTGGTCGGTGGCGGCAGTTTCCTTTGTCAGTACAGGCATGGTGGGTGTGACTCCCTTCAGGCAGCCGCGCCGTCGAGCTTCAACAGCTCGTCCTCGGCCTGCTCCATGCGCTCCCGATAGCCCTTCTGCAGATCGCCGGAGGTGACCTGGGTTTGCTGCTTGCAGTAGGCGATCTCTTTGCGCAAGGTGTCGGCTTTGGTGGCGACGGCGGTGTGGGTGGAGGTGCGCGTGCGCGCGGGTCCATCCGGCCTCGGGGTCTCCAGCACCTTCGCCAGCTGGCCCTTGACGGCATCAAGCTCGTCCTTGTAGGGCTGCACGGCCTTCGTGATGGCGGCGTCGAGCATTTCGGACAGATCAGTCTTGGTCAGCTCACCCTGCGGGGCGGCTTCGGTCTTACTCGTCACGGTCTCGGTTTCGGTGGTGGACGTGTCCGGCTCAGTGGGCGCGTCGGTCTTGTCGGTCTTCATGGCGGATGCCTCCGTGGGTGCGGAGTGGGAGGCGATCTCGTCCGCCTCGCTGTCGATGAAGCACCTCAGGGCGCAGGCCGCCCCGATGAGCATCTGGATGTCCTGGATCTCGCCCAGGTGGCCCTCGGCCAGTTCCTCGGCTTCGGCGATGATCAGGCGGGCGATGGCCGCGATCGCGGCCTTGCTGTCGGAGACGTCCCCGGCTTCCTGCTCGGCCGCCGCGGCGTCGACCTTGGACACGTTGATGCCGGCGTCGTCGAGCTGCTTGCGCAGGGCGTCGATTGTGTCGAACGCCTTCGACACACCCCACTCGGCGGGGAGCAGGTTGGTGAGCTTGAGCGCACGGGCACGCTTGATGATGTGCGCCTTCGCCTTGGCTTTGTCGCCGTCGTAGTTGCCCAGGTGGCCGATCGCGGACTTGAGGTGGCCCTCGTCCGGGATCGGGAAGTCGCCGTTGGGCAGCGCGACGCCTTTGTCGGCGTACTCCTTGCGCTTGTCGGCGCCGACGAACTTGGTCAGGTCCTCGCCGTACATCGCGACCAGGTCGTCGGCTTTCGATGGGGCACCGGTGTCCTTGCCACCGGCGAGTTTCTGGCCGCAGTTCGCGCAGTACTTGTCGGCGGCCGCCACGTCAGCTCCACATTTCGGGCACCCGTCATCCTCGGACTTGGTCAGCTCCCCAGCGGGCGAGATGACGACCGGGACCTCGTCTGGGTGCGAGACCGGCGCCGTGACCGTGCCACCCATTCCCTTGCCGAGCGACTTGAGCAGGTCCGCGAACTGGTTCGGGGTGAACCGCGGCTCGTTGACGAGGCCGCCTACGTTCACCACCTTGTCGACCACTTCCACGACCTGTGGGGAATCCACCAGCTGCAAGTCACCGTTGCTGTCGGCCTTGGCGATGGAGATCAGGCAGCCCGGGTTCGCCGGCCGGTCCACCACGGACAGCTCGTAAATGTCGCCCTTGACGATCCGACCGCCCGGCGCGGCCTTGTCCGTGGTGATCGCGGCGTTGCGGGCCGACCAGGAGAACCCCTTGAGCACCTTGCGTTCGATCTTCGCGATCGCGACCGGGTCCACGATCTCCGCGGTGATGAAGTGGCCGCCGTCGCGTTTCTCGTAGTGGACGGCGTTGCCGATGGCGCGCTGCGGGTTGTGCTGCTCGCGGATGTTCCCGCCGTCCGGCGCGGTGAACCACTTCGACATCGCCCCGTCAAGCCACGCCTCGTCCGCGATCTGGTAGTCACGGTCGACAGTAGAGTCCGCTGCCTTGCCGGTAATGACGAGGGTGCCGTCCTCACGCTTCTCCGCCTTGACGATCGGCGCCCAGCCGACAGCAATGCTCATCTCAGCCCTCCGGCCTTCACAGGATGTCGGTGATCGAGTCGATGTGTGGTGCTGTCGCGCAGCGACAGTGCGGGTGACCAGGCGGACCGATCGCGCCGCTGGGGAAGGACTGGCCGAGACGGACAGGTCCCACGTCGACGTTGCGTTGGCACAGCGGGCACGCCCCGGACGCGGCGATCCACTCGGTCCGCGTGATGCCGTTCGCGGCGTAGGTCTGCTGGCTGGCGTACGTGACCGCCCGGTTGGTCTCAGTGACCGCCACCCCGTACGCCCAGCCGGGATCCGTCAGCACGTCACGCAGCGACCGGGCGATCTCCTCTGGCCCGTGACCCTGGTCGAGACCCTCGGCCAGGGCGTCACCCAGCTCCCGCATCCGGTGCGCGGCCACCGACCGGATGGTGATGTCGGCCTGCTGCAGCAGCCGCTCCAGGCCCGGCCCGGCGATGGCCTTGGCGGCTTCCCGGTCACCGGGCGACCAGCCGCCCCAATCCTCGGTCCACCGCACAGCGGGGTCACGGGCGTGGTCGACGGCGTACCGGCTGGAGTGGAGGCCGATCACGTACCCGTCGCCGTACACGCCCTGCAGGACCTGCCGCAGCGCCCCGGTCAGCGAGACGCCTTGGCCGTCGAGCCAGGACTCTGAGTCGACCGACTTGCGGGCCTCAGTCCACCGCCGCGCCAGCCGGTCGGTGTCGATCCCAGCGAAAGCCCGGGAGATCTCCCTGGCCCAGTAGCGTGCTGTGTCCTGGTCGATCTCCCACGCCGGCCAGGTCTGGCCGCCCTGGGCTTTTGGGCCGGCATCACCCGCCGCCTTGAACGTGACGTGGGTGAGGTCGAGCTCGTTGAGCATGGCGTCGGTCTTGGTCAGGTGCGCGAACTCGAACGGCCGCGCCCGGTCGCGGGCTTTGCGGGACCATCGCCAGTAGGCCGCCAGCTCGGCTTTCTTCACGTCCTCCGTGGACGGGGTCGCGGCAGCGGACTGCTCCTCCGACCCTGGCTCAGTGGGCGGTGGGGCAGTCCGCTGCCGCTGATTGCGGGCCGGCGCCGGTGCGCCCGGGTCGGTGTTGCCGTCCTCCGGTGGAGGCTGCGTGGGCGCGGCCTGCATCGGGGTGATCAGCTCGCCCGGTGGCGCCGTCTGGCTGGAGTTCTCCAGTACCACCAGGCCGCGTTCGGTGACGAGCATCGGCATGTCCGCCTCGGCGAAGTCGTAGCGAGACAGGCCATGCTCATCCCTGCACTCGTTCAACGTTCGCCGACCGGACCGGTACTGCTTCTCCAGCACCTGATCCGCCTGCAGTTCGTCCTCGGCCTCCAGGCCAAGGAACTGGAACGTCAGATCGCGAGACATGCCAAGGAAGCTGTAGCTGACCTGGTTCATCAGCGAGGCCAGCCACTGCGCGGTCGGCCGCAGCGCCTTGCGGTAAGTGATCGCTTCCTGCGACTCGCCATGCCCGGCGCCGCCGAGCCCTTGGCGCGGGGTAAACCCAATCTCCTGCGGCTGCACGTCCATGTGGGCGCAGATCAATTTGACCAAGAATTCGTCGTAGTCAGGCTTGTACCGCTCGGCGGCGTCCTCGGCGATGGAAGGGTCGAAGCCCTCGGGCAGCAGCTTCAGGCGGTGCCGGTTGCCCGTGGATCCGCTGTAGAAGTCGTTCAGGCTGTCTTCCCAGGCGCGGATCTGTTCCGGCGTGAGCGCGGCGAGAGTGGACTTCAGGAACGTCCTAGGGGTGGTGCCTTCCTTGTACTCGGCCACCATCCACTGCTGCCTACGCAGCCACAACTCAGCACTGACGAGGGCCTGTTCGACCGGGCTGTACCCGTACGGCGAATGGACCTGAGTGAACCGCGGCTTGTAGATCAGCGCGCCGGCGGTGCCCTCCCAGTCCGGGTTCTCCCCGTCCGTGGCGGTGTACTCGCCGCGGGGGAACCCGTACAGCCACTGCTGATACGCGGCCGCCGGTGGCCGGGGGCGGTTGCCGCGCTCGTCCAGCAGCGGTTTCACGGTCGCGCCGTCGATCAGCTCCAGCGACGCCAGGTCGCCGCCGTAGGTGAACCTGGGGTAGATCGCCACGGCGTCGGTGACCAACTGCTCCTGCATGAGCATTTCCAGCCACTCGGGCCAGGAGAAGTCGTTGGTCTTGTCCGGGGTGGACCAGAACGAGATCAGCCGCGAGATCTCCTCGGCGTGCTCCTTGAGCAGGGCGTCTTTCTCCTCGGTGGACTTGAGGCCGTGCGCCTCCACGGTCCGCCGGGACAGGGTGATATCCCATTCCAGGCTGGATTGCTCGGTACGCCGGACCCGGATGCACTGGGCGATCAGGTCCACGTCGCGGGCCGCGGCGCGCAGGGTCGACCAGTCGACCAGCCGGCCCATGTCCTGGCTGATGTTCCACGAGACCGGGTATTGCCACCTGCGCGGGTCCGCCTGCCCGGTCGCGGGGTTGGGCACGTTCAGCGGCGCCGGGAACAGCGGCGCGCCGGGGCCCATCAACGCCCAGAACTGCTGATCCCTCGGCAGCGGCACCGACCCGTTCACGCCCATCGCGGTGCGGGCCTGCAGGGCGCCCAGCATCGAGGTCGCGTCGGTGACCTGTGACCCAGCTGGGATGGTCGCGCCGCCCGGTAGTGCTGTTGGCCCGGACGTACGGCCGGCGGCTTTCTCCAGCAGCCCGGCAGGCAGGTGCAGCCCGGCCACACGGGGACGGCGCAGTCCGAGCCGGCGGGAAGACAAGACGGCTCACCCCCGGCGGTGTTGTTGGATGCGGTGCGCGACCCGCGCATGCGGGTGCGCGGGCCGGTGAGGGTGCTTTCTGCCCTTGAGCGCGGCGGAGATCTTCGCTCGGGTGGCCGCGGTGACAGGGTGTCCCTTGTGGTGGACGCCCTTGCGGCCGGGGTGATGCTTGCCTTTGAGCTTCGCGCTGATCTTCGCCTTCGTGGCCGCGGACAGCGGGTGGCCTGGGTGGTGCTTGCCCTTCAGCTTCGCCGAGATCTTGGCGCGGGCGGAGGCTGACAGTGGGTGCCCGGGGTGTTGTTTCCCCTTCAGCTTGGCGGAGATCTTCGCGCGTGCCGCGGCCGAGAGTGGCCGGCCGGGGTGCGGGTTCGGTTTCCCTTTGAGTGCCGCGGCGATCTTCGCCTTGGTCGCGGCGGACATGGTCCGGTGCCCGGCCACCACCCGCACCACGCCGTGCGGGTGCACGCCCGGGAGCCACTCCGGATGCCGGACCCGGTGGAACTTCACGCCGCGTACGCGCAGATGGCCGCGTAGTTTGCGGGTGATGTTGCCGTGACGCCGGTGGATCGTGGTCTTGGTCTTGGTGGCCTTTTGGGCTTTGTGGACGGCGAGGTGGTGTGCCCTGGCCATGGCTCACCGCCCCCTCAGGTCTAAGACCGGGCCAGGCCGGGCCGCGTCATCGTCGGCCGGCCAGCGCTTCCAGGAATGCCTGCGCGCTGCCGCCGGTCGAAAGGTAGAGCAGGCTGTAGACCAGCGCGTCCATGCGGTCCGGAGACTCCACCTGCTCCGGGACCCACGTGCAGAGCTGGTCCTCCACCTGCGGCAGCGAGCCGACGTGGCTGACCTTGCCCTGTTCGTACAGTGCGGACACGGGTTCGGCCCGAACCCGTTTGCCCTTCTTCGCGTGCACCTGCCGGATGGGCAGGTTCGGCCGGATCTGCCGCAGCAGCGTTGCCAGCGCGTCCCCGCCCTGGTTCGTCTCGATCACGACCTCGTTGGCCTCGAAGTCATCGAACGCGGCCACCACACGCCCGGCCCAGTCAAGCGGCGTAGTCCGGACACTGCGGTCGGCCAGCACGTAGTACCGGCCATCCACACCCTGGCCGGCCACGACGATGCCGGTTTCGTCGGCGTCCTCGCCGGAGGTGACGGCGGGGTCGACGGCGACCACGGTGCGGGTCAGCTCCGGACAGCGTTGGACACGGTGGTCGTCGAGCCAGGACCGCATCCAGAGGGCGCCCGGAACGTCGTCGAGTAGTTCGGCGTACAGCTCCTGGCGGCCCAGGCGGGTGCCTTCGTAGCGTTCCCGGAACTGCTCCAGCGCGGGCCCGGCGAGGTTGACGGCGTTGTCGTAGGTCGACCCACGGGTGAGCACGACGTCCCGGTCTTGCCGCTGGACCAGCTCCTTGATCACCGACACCGGCAGCGGCGTGGTCGTGGCGACGACCCGCGGGTGCTGGCCCAGACGGAGACCGAACAGCAGCATGTCCCACGCGTCCGGGGCGTCCTTGACGACCTGCGCCAGCTCGTCCACCCACGCCCGATGGTGCTGCGGGCCTCGCAACCGGGCGGGTTTCTCGGCGGAGAACAGCTTGGCTTGAGAGCCGTTGTCGAGCTTGAGTAGGCCCTCGGATCGGTTCCACCGCAGCCCTTTGTCCTGCTCGAGGCCATATCGTTCAAGGACGGCGAGCAGACCGGACTCGCCTTCGACGCACGTGTCGCGGGCGTCTGCGAATGTTGGCGCAACAATCGCGCACCGGGATCCCGGCTCGGCGGTCATGTGGTCGGCCAGGTCCTCGGCGCCGGTGCGGGTCTTGCCGAAGCCGCGGCCGGCGAGGATCAGCCAGACGTTCCAGGCACCGCTCGGGGTGTGTTGCTCGGGTCGGCCGTGTTCGCGCCAGAACGCGCGCGCGTTCTCGACGGGGTCGCCGCGGTGGGCTTGGTCTTCGAGCATCTGGGCGGCGAGTGTGAGCGCATCCATGCTCACCTCGTCCGCAGCCGAACTCGCTCGGGGCTTACGCCGGTCACACCGCCTTGAGGTGTCGTGCCGCCGCCAACTTCGCCGGCCCCCGGTCCACGACCGGAACTCCAGCAGCTTCAAGCGCGGCTTCCACCGCCGCGATGACGATCTCGGCCTGACGTTCGGCGAGCCGGACCTGACGTTCGGCGAGGCCGGCGGTGATCGCCTTGGCGGCCATGGTCGCGCACCGGTCCCGCTCCTGCGCCTCCAACTGGGCGAGGCCCCGGATCGCTTCACCCGTCGCATAGATCTGGCCGAGCTTCGTGTCCGCGTAGGTCGCGCCGACCAGGGCCGCGACCCCGCCGGTGGTGAAGATCCGGTCGAGGTCGGCACGGGCGCGCTGGATCGCGGCCGGTTCCACCAGGCCGTCCTCGTCACAGCCCGGGTCGTCGGCGACGAGCAGTTCCTGGGCGGCGTGCGCTTCCTTCAGGCGCTCGGCCGCGTCATACGCCTGCTCCAGCAGCCGCGCATACCGTGCGGTGCGAGCCGCGGACTGCGACACCAGCCGCAGCAGGACCTCGCCCGGGTCCACGGTCGTGTCGCCCAGGCCCCACCGCAGGACTTCGGCGACCACTGCGGCCTTCGCGCGTACCTGCGGGGCGCTGCCGCCGTGCATCCGGCACACGGTCGACCCGCTGATCGGCCTGCCCTTGCACGGCTTGCCTGCAGCGGTGTGGGCGGTGCACGTGCGCTTCCCGACACCGGTCATCGCTCCAACTCCTGGACGAGGTGTGGCGACGACGGACCGTACGCGGCTGCCAGGGCTTCCCAGATCACCGTAGTGACGTGAACGGGCACACCCTCACCGGACGGGTCTGGCTCGACACAGATCGCCACGGCCTTGACGCCAGGGATCAGGCCAAGTGCGCCGACCGAGATGAGCTTGTACCGCTCAGGCACCGCACATGGAGCGGCCATGAGCTGATCGAACGAGTACCTCAGGTCAGCCATCGACGTCACCTCGATCGAGCTGCTCGTACAGCGCGTCGTGCTTGGTGTGCAGCTCGGCCAACTGAGCGACGACGAACTCGCGGTGAGCCTTCGTGCGCCGCAAGTGCGGCCGGATCTTCCAGACGTACACGACCACGCCGATCAACACCGATGCGGCGATGTTCGGCCACAGCGCGTCGAACCCGCTCCACCAGGTGCCACCGGGCCACAGGTGGGCCAGCAGTTCACCCATCGAAACCCCTCACCTCTGAACAGACTGGAAGCGAGGGGACCCGCCGCCCAGGGCACTAAATGGGGGTAGCCGGGCGGCGGGAACCAGAGACGGGCGCGCCCCGCGCGGGCACAGCTCCGCAAAACGAAGCGTCTCACCCGGCCTGAGCTGCGTCAACGATCACCCGAAGATCGGCGCGTCCGCGGACGTAAGCACGGATCTCGGCGAGGTCATACCCGTCGTCGGTCCTCGTGATGTGGCCGCGGAGCTTCCAGTTGCGGATCTGGCGCGCGGTGACCCGCAGGCCGGACTGGGCGAGCGTCAGGATCACCAGGTCGACCGGGACACGCTTCATCACAAACCGCGCCACAGCCGATGCCACGGGCGAACGCCGCGGCGCCAGTCCCACCGAGCCCACGCCAGGAACAACTCGGCCATCACGACCATGAAGACGGTGGGCATTCCACGTTCCCCCTTTGGCCAGGCGGGTTCGGCGGGTATCCCGCGATGTCAGTCGTCGACCTGTTTCGGGTGGGCCCGTTCGACGGTCACGAGCGTCGCGTCGAGCGCGGCCTCGATCAGCACGCGAGGGACCTCGAGAATGGCGGTGGCCACGTTCGACACGCTGCATGTCCACGTGACTCGAGTGCACGGGATCGTCACCCCGTCAACCGTGACCTTGGTGTTCGTCGGGTGGCCGTTCGGGGACTCGATGCGGATAACGGGCATGGCGGGACGAGCGTCCCCGATCTCGGCCCTGGTCTGGGCGGCCTGTGGTCCGTCATTGGTCATGTCTCGCCTCAGCACGACCGGTCAGGACGGTGTGGCGCACGAACGCGTCCTTGGCCTCCAACAGCTTCCGCAGACCGACGGTCAGCTCGATGCCGTCCGGCAGCACGCTGAGCATGTGCTCGGCCAGCGCGCCACACGGACCGGACACGGCCTGCAGTTCGGCCGGTAGGTTGTCGTAGTCGAACAGCGGCTGAAAGTGCGCGATCGACGGGTGCCGGCCGGCCCACGGGTCCGGTTCGGCGGGTCCGGCGGCGCGTGCGGCCGCGGCTTGCTTGTCGGCCTCGCGCTCGGTGGTGGTGAGTCCCTCGGTCACTGCTGGGCCGCCGGGGTGAAGTCGAGGTAGTAGTCCTGGCCCGGCGTGAACTCCACGCGCGGGTTGTCCACCTGAATCTCAACGTGCCCGGAGGGCGTGTACTTGGCCAAGCGCTCGTCTTCCGGGAGGCCCGCGTCGTACATCGCCTGGAATCGGTAGGTGACTGGGAGATCTTGGTCTGGAGTGTGGCGAGTGCGGGTCTCGGAGATACACCGGAACTTCGCGCGAACGCGCGTGCTGACAATAGGTTGTTCGGTCACAGGTTGTCCTTTGGGTATGAAAAAGCCCCACCGTCATGAAGGGACAGTGGGGCCTTGATCGAGGTACCGCGCAGAGCCGGCCTGGAAGCATAGCTCCGCAAACGGAAGCGTCTCACCCAGTTTGACCTGCGTCAACGACTGCGTTCACGTCGGCGCGCTTTGGACCGTTGAACAGTCGGAACGTCGGCGCGCCGTCGGAGGCAGTCGTCGTCGCCGCTGGTCTCGTGTTCGTCGCCGGTGTCGTGGGTGCGCACTGCGCGTGTGCGGGTATAGCCCTCGTCGAAGTCGGTGACCGCGAACCGGTGCTGACGCAGCACTTCGGCGACCTCCTCGATGGCGGGCAGCAGGTCGCCGGGGGCCCGCACGACCACACCGGCCTCGTCGTACCAGCGGACCTGGGTGTGGTCGATCAGCCGGGCGGAGATCAACTGTGCTTTGCGGCCGGTCCAGGCGGCGCCGGGCGGGGTCCGGGCCGACAGGGCCGCGAAAACGTCGCCGGGTTCGTGGTGCGGGCCGGTGGGGTCGTAGCCTTCGCGCAGGCCGAGGCCGACGAGCACGCCAACGTCGGGTGCGCGGTCCGGGTTGAGTGTCCACCCGGTCGCGGCGGCGAGGGCGTCTGCAGTGCGTTCGCAGGTGCGGATGTCGGGTGTGCCGCGGCGGCGACTGGGGTGGCGGTACAGCAGCAGCTCAGTGACCGGGTCGTGGTAAACGATCGCGGCGACCGGGTAGCTGGTGGCTCGCACGACGCGGGTCACGGTGGCTCGCACCTGCTCGAACGGGGTGGGCGGCAGGGTGAGCGGGCAGCACCAGGCGCCGGCCGCGGTCGCCGCCGTGGCGTAGGTGGTGGCCATCGGTCGGCTCTCCCTTACGCCGCAGCGTGTTGGGGGTTGATCCGATAGAGACGCTGCCGGAACCGCTGATGCTCGTCAGAGTTGCGCTGAATCGGCACGTGGCACCCGGTATCCAGGTCCAGGTGCCCCCACTTGCCGCGCCCCTGCGCGTCGAGGACCCGGGGGCCGCAGATGACCAACGACAGGGTGCGGCCGGGCTCGACGACCTCAATCACCTCGTGGTAGTCGAGATCGAAGATCCTGTTCACGTCGCCGGCGAGGTTGATCGTGCTGCCCTGATGCACCACGACTCCTGTAGCTGTGCGGTACCAGTGGTCATCGACGTAGCCGTGGAGCAGCGGATGGGCTTCCATGACCCGCCACGCGTGTGTGTGCGGCTGTGAGGTCTCGCCCTTGCGGAGGTCGGGCCCGAGCCAGCGCATGATCTTGATGGTCAGATCGTCAGACCGGAACACCACGAACTCGTCCTTGCACGCGAGCGGCACACCGGCGTCATCGTCGTCCGGGCCGGGCACGCGCCACCACCGGAGCGGATCGAGCAGCTGATCCCGTGTGAGCGCGGGAACCTCGGGGGCGTGCTCGGCGAGTCCCGCGGTAGCCGCGTCGAGCATCTCGTCATCGAGTACGAGGCCGGGCACGATCTCGATCGTGTTCAAGGGCGGTCCCTTTCGTTGTGCCGCTTGGGTTTCCTCACGCTATCCGGGTATCTTGAGTGCGGGCGGTTTGACTAGGGACTGTCCAATGGTTGGCACGTCACCGTGTGAGCCGGCTGCTGCCACGGATCCGCGGAAAACCGCCACCAGCCAGCCGTCAGCGGTACTCGAGTGCCGTCGCGGCGCCACTCGATACTCGCGCACCCGTCGGCGTGGCCGTCGTCCGCCTCATAGCGGACCCACGTGCGCGGTGAGACGACCGACTGGGTCCAGGTCCGTGGGGCAATCATCTGAACTACGCCGGTCACGCCCGCATCATCCATCGTTCGTCGCCTCTCTCCAGTCGCTCGACACGGGAACCGTGAACACGACGCCGTTGTGTTCGCGCGCAAGGGTGATCGCCGCCGGCTCGTCGCCCACGAACGACCGCATCCGTCCACCCGTGCCGTCTACGGCGATGTGGGCGAGCACGGGCGGCGAGCCGGCCGGAGTGAGCGGTGTGCCAGGCCCCTGCGGTGGCGGGAGCAGCATCTGCAACTCGCACGCCAGGCACCCTTCGAGCGCCGGGTTGTCCCGCCCTGGGTGCAGCAGTGAGGTGTGGCCACACATCTCGCACGCGACAGCAGTGGGCCCCATGCTGGTGTAGGACCGCTCGGGGAATTCGCGGTTGCTGCAGGGCTTCATGGCGTCCACTCCAGCCGGTAGTCGGGATGTGTGGACCACTCCGTCGCGAGGTCCTTGAACACCCTGGCGGCGAACCGGTCGGGCGTGAAGAAGAGGCACGTCTCCACGACCGCCCGCTTAGCCTCGACGGCGCGGAGTACACGATCCGGCCCGAACGTCACGATCAGGTCCAAGCCAGCGCGATGTCCCGGCTTAGGGTATGACCGCACGATCGACTCGACGCGGCCAGTCGGCCAGTAAGCGGCGCCCGCGCGGTCGTGGTCGTCGGGGAACACGTGCGCCTCCTTGACGAGTTGCGCGAGCGCGCTCTCCTCGTCGAGCCGGGCGCGGATGAACTCCACGATGTCGTTGTCGCTCACGTTGTCCAGTCCTTGAGGAAGGTCGGCCCGATGTTTCCCGAGGCGCTCTTGCCGTAGCCGAGACCGTGGAACTCCCGGTTGATACAAGGCTTCACGGTCACTCCAGGGTTCTCTCGGTGCCGATCTCGGGGTAGTCGTTGCTCGTGTCCCGCCAGCCTTGGGCGGTGAGCCATGTGCGGTCCTCGGGAAGAAGGGCCTCGATCGCCTCCCGGTCGTCTGGCGTGGTCATGGTCTGTCGGCTTCCTCGTCGACTTCCTGGACCTGGTCGCGCACGAACCATGATTCGTGGCCGGTTCCTCGGGTGTGGGCAGCGGCCCATTTGCCGCGCTCCCCGGCTGACCCGAACGGCATGATCAGGTCACCGGTGCCGCACGCCCGACATACGAGCAGGTAGACGGGGTCAGTCATCGATCTCCTTCGATGCCGTGGGCGCGCAGGATCCGCCTGATGTGTTCGCGGGTGTAGCCAGTGGAGCGGGTGATGTCTGCGAGGTGCATGCCTTCTCGGGCGGCTTGGGCGATGCGTTCACGACTCCAATCTGACCGGAGGAACGGACATCGGGGATTATTCACAGCCCATTCGATGTCCTCCTCGCTAAGCCCGGCTGCCCTCGCACTTTGGATGGTCGTTTGCATGAGTTGACTAGTCCGCGGTTGGTGAGACCGATCCCTAATAATCGTGAACCAGTACTTCGGTATTTCATCAAGACGCTTAAGTCGCTTGAGCGACTCCGTCTGATGTCGACGACGACGCTGGACGTTGTACAGCGGCTGCTCGTTAACTATTGCCGCCGCTTCAGCAGCCTCAACATCCTGTCGAGTCCCGTGGCGCTCCAGTGTGATCGTTGAAGCCTCCGTCCACCACGATTTGCCCGCTCTGTGCTCCTTGAACCGCTGGCTGACGTCGAGCGTGATACCCACATACAGTAAGCGGCCGTCTCGATCGAACATCCGGTAAAGCGCCTGCGTAGTCACGACTCCCTCTCTGGTCGGGGGGGCAATTCGGCGCCGGGTTCCCGCAGCCACCAAGCCAGGAGCTGCTTGGTGATCTTCGAGGGGTCGGTGCCGGCGTTGTGGGTGGTGGCTTGGAGCCGTGCCTTGAACTCCAAGGGCATGCGGACCTCTAGGGGGCGGTTGCCTCTGCGTTCGTTGCGGGGGTCACTGGCCATGCCTAACCCTATCATCGTGTCCGGACACCGACAACTGGACGTTACCTCTAAAGAATCTTTTCTCACCTATTGTTGGTGTCCGGACACCATGCTACAGTTATTACATCAGCAAGAGAGAGGAACCGGAAATGGCCACCCAGCAGAACACCACCAAGACCCCCACCACCTACAACAAGGTCAAGGTCGGCGACATGATCGACGGAGAGGTCATCATCAGCAAGCGCCGGCACGACGGCCACGTGACCCTCTGCTTCTCCAGCGAGCTGGCCTGGGGACCTTGGACCCCCGCCAACACCCCCGTCAGCGTCTGGCGATAGCCGACCGGCCCCCGGGAAACCGGGGGCCACCACTCCAACTCCTCTCGCTTGCTGACCCTAACTAAGTAATGGGGTTCCCATGGCCACATCCATCGCCACCGCCAAGTGCACCCGCTGCGGCCGTGCCCTCCGCTCCGCCACCTCCATCGCCGCCGGCATGGGCCGCACCTGCAAAGCCAAGGTCGCCGCGGCCGCCGCCAAATGTGCCGCCGCCACCGTCTACAAGCCGGCCCAGATCGCCAAAGCGGCCGAGCTGGTCGAGTTGGCCGCGATCGTGCGCGTCCGCTTCGCCGTCTTCACCCCCGTGTCCAGCCGCGGCGACGACCTGTACATGGTCAACGCCGCCACCCGAACCTGCAGCTGCCCGGCCGGGGAGAAGGGCCTGGCCTGCTACCACCTCGCAGCTGCGGAGATCTTGACCGCCGCCTGATCCCTGTCGTACGCGCCAACGGATCCGCACCCCACCGAACGGAGCAACTTGAGATGACCACCGCCCGCTACACCGTGCACACCTTCCAGGCCGACACCGCCGAAGGCGGCGGCACCAAGTACGCCGTCATCGACACCACCCGCACGCCCGAGCAGGGCCGCGTGGTCTACGACCGCGAGATCGGCGGCCATCTGTTCACCCGGGACCACGCGCAGGCCACCCAGTGGGCCGACGACCTGAACACACAGAACGAGAAACTACGCGCTGCCGGCGCGGAGTTCGTGGCGAACGCGCGCACCGTCGTGCTCGGCGAGGTTCTGTCCGCCGACTCCGGTCGCGAGTGGCCGGAGCTGGGCTACACCCGGCGGGACATCCTTGACCAGCTGCACGACCGGGCGTTGGCCGAGTACACCGAACCCGACCCGTTCGGCCAATCCGAGAAATCCCATCGGGACGCGATGCGCAAGACCGCCGCGTGGCTGTTCACGTACCAGATCCACATGGAGTTGGTGCACGCGACGGGTTACTACCGGACCGCGCTCGTTGACGAGCTGCACGCTCGCGCTCAGCGCCTCTGAATCACCCCGAAGGGTGTCCTATGTAGAGTTACGTCATGGTTGCTGTCCGGATGACGCTCCAGACCCGGCTCGTACTACGCGTCCTGCTCGACGCCCCGGAAGACCAACGTCTCTACGGACTGGAGATCAGCAGAACCACCGGACTGCTGACGGCCACGATCTACCCGATCTTGACCCGGCTGGAGGTCGCGGGCTGGGTCGAGAGCTGTTGGGAGGACATCAATCCGGCCGCGGAGGGCCGACCACGGCGGCGCTACTACCAGATGCCCATCGCGGGCAGGCTCCACGCGGCGACAGAGTTACAGCGGGCGGACGAGGCCGAAGCAACACGCCGCCGCCAGTAGACGACCTCACCCAGGTCCCGCCGAGTCAGGACGCCTCGACCGCCAACTCCACCAACTCGAGGCCCACGTACCCGCGGCGGCATTGACCACACCGCACACCTTCACAGGACGAGCCGTCCTCCGCGTCACGCACGGTGGCCCGGTACACGCGCCCGCCGCACCCTGGAGTGCGGCACTCTCCGACCTGCGGCGGCGGCTGGTCATGGGCCCGCGCGCGGGCCTGCCGCCACAGGCCGTCGATGATGCCCGCGAGGTCGGTGATCCACTCGTCGCCGGCGCACCGGTCCAGCGACGTCAGCACGTAGGCCCAGTCGGTCGCGGCCCGCTGGGTGCGCGGGCTGGTGTCGTCGAACTCCGCGCGCAGCCAGGCGGCGACGTGGTGCAGTTGGTGGCGGATGGACCACGGCGGTTGCGGTTCGCAGTCGGGTCCGAGCATCACTGGCCGGGACCGCCGGTCGAGCATGACGACGACGTCGACGTTGATCGGCGGCTGGCTGGCGTGGCCGGGGGCGCCGCGGTCGGTGATCCCGGTGGCTGCTGGGGCGGTGCTGGCGGTGAGGATGTCTTCGTAGTCGAGCAGTTCGCGGAGTTTGCGGCGTAGGTCGGCGATGCAGGCGTGGCAGGCGTACCGGTGGTGTGCGTCGCGGTGGTCGCAGATCAGGCAGGTGCTCACGTGGGCCGCCTTTCGCCGGGTGACTCGGTTACTGGACAGTATGCGGACGGGTCCGATCAACGGATGGGTCGTGGGTGTCGCTGTTTGATCACGGCGCTCACGGGCCAGACGCGGGGTGTCAGGACTGCTCCCAGTCGAACGGTGAGATCCGCGTGATCGGTACCTCGTGGCCGGTCAGTGGATTGATCATCGCGGTCACGTGCGGGAACACGCTGTGCGGCAGGACCATTGTCGGGTCTTGTATGGGTTTGGCCTCCCCGGCGTCGGTGCAGGCGATCTCGAAGGTGCGCTGGAACTCCGCCCAGGTGTAGTCCAATGGTGTGTCCCATGTGTGTGTCCAGTCGTTCGCTGGCACGTGTTACAAACCTTTGGCGGCGAGCCATGCCTGGGCGGCTTGTTGGACGCGGTGGTTGGCGCCGACGTGGTGCTCGGTCACCCACGGGCGAAGAGCCGCCGCCAGAACCTGGTCAGCAGGATCCACAGGCGACGGAGCAGGCTGGGGCGGAACGTGCCCGGGAAACGGACGGCCGGTGAGGGCGAGGTAGTCACTGGCGAGCGCCGCCACATCCACTCCGGCCTGGAATGCCGCCGTGCCAAGGTGTTCCGGCCAGATCACGACCCAGGCTTCCTCGACCTGGCGCTCCCAGAACGCGTCGGTCGTGCCGATGATCTCGGCCCAGGTGATGACGTCGATGTCGTCGCCACGGGTGGCCGAGGAGTACCGGCCGGCGAGGACGGCGTGGCCGCCCCACACATTGGATGGCGTGCAGTCCCAGAGGCCGGTGGTCGTTTGGGTCTGTTGTGCGACTTCGAGGTTCACGCCGAGCAGTAGGCTGCCGAAGATGCTGATCGACGCACGGACCTCGTCCAGGTTGGCCACGTCGACCTTGGCGAATCCCAGGCATGTGGTGCCACCGATGCCGCCGGCGTGGACTGCTTCCAGCATGGTTTGCAGGTCGACCCCGTTGTCGTCGGCGCCGGTGGCTGGGTCGAAGTCGGGGTTGCCGCTGCGGCGGTAGAGGTCAAACACGTCTGCGAGCGTGGGGCTGGTTTCGTGGTCCGTCAGGTATTTGGTGACCTGCTTGCGGAGGTTCGCGGTGGCGGCCGGGCCGCACACGCCGAACCGGTCGTTCGCGTACAGGGCCCAGTCACGGATGTTCGAGAGGTGGTCGACCGTGGTCGGGTGTGCTGGCGCAGTGTCCAGGCGGAGGAAGCGGCCGGCGTGGAGCGCGGGGGCGTCCTTTGGCGGCCTGCGGCCGAGGGCGTAGGTCATGGGCACTCTCCTGGGTTGAGGTCGGGCTGTGCGGTTGCGTCGGCGGTTTCGGGGTCGACGTTGGCGGTCATGTCGTCAACACCTCCCGGTCAACGTTGTCGAACGTGTGTTCGCTATTTCAAAGATAGAACTACTGGACTCGGATAGTTGCGGATAGTTGCGGCGTGGCCTGCGGTTTCGGGGGTGAGTCCGTAGGGCAACAGCCCGCTGTCACTGGAACGTGATGGGCCCGGTGATGTGGTCCGCCTGGATGACGGAGCCGGTCACGGTGCCTGTGATGACGTTGCGTGGGCTGTCGCGGGGCGGTTCGTCGTCGATGGGGAGCTGGTCAACGCCGGGGCACCGCCCGATGGTGTAGCCCTGGCGTGTGAGCTGGTTGTGCGCGCCGAGTGTGCCGGTCGCCCTGAGCGCGTGTCCGGTTCGGCATTCCGGGCAGATACCGCGTGGTGGCTTGGTCACCGGATCTCCTTCAGTGCGGTCAGGGTCGGTCGGTGTGGTTGTTGGCGTGTCGGATCGGGAGGTCGCCCGGGAGGTGGTTGGTCGGGTTGGGTTCGGTCAAGATCAGGCCGGTCACCTGCGGTTGGCGGGTTGGCCAGGCGTTCGAGGCGGCTGATCCACGCGACCACGGCAAGTTGGAACTCCGGGTCGGCCTTGCGTTTGCGAAGGAACACGGCGATCGCGACGCGGACGACCTCGGAGATGGGCTGGCCGTCGACAGCGGCGACGGTGTGGAGGTCGTCGGCGAGTTCGGCTGGCAGCCGGAGGGTCATCGCCTTGGTGTCAGGCACGGTGTTTGTCCTTGAGTGATCCTGGTTCGGTTATCCGGCTTGCGGATCAGACGGTGGCGCCGATGGCGCGGCATGCGTCGTGCCAGCCCGAATACGTGCCCAGGTCGGCTCCGTTCGCGAGGGTGGGTGTCCAGGTCAGACTCACGGCGCCGTCCTCGGCGTCCGTTGTGAACGTGACGCGGACTGTCCCGACCACTGCTCCGGTCCGCGGGTGGTTGTGCGGACTCTGGTGGCAGATCTTTACCCTGCGGGAGTCGTGGTCGGGGTAGGCCACGAGGGTCACTCCGGACTGTGCGCGGAATCCTGGGCCCCCGCCGCCCAGGGCGTCCACGAGGCTCGGTGAGCCGTCGGCGGACCGGTGCTCGGGCTCGGGCGTGAGGATCCATGCCTCTGCCAGCAGGCGGGCATGGTCCAGCCTGCCGCCCAACGCCGGGCCGATCGGGTTGCGTTCATCGGGGTCGATGTCGTGGGCGTCGGGGTGCACGGTGAAGTGCCAGCCAAGTGAGCAGCCGCGGCCGTATGCCTGTGCGCGTTCGCGGCCGACTTTGGTGATCTCGTGTTCGCGGCCCAGGTAGTTGGTCGCGTGGCCGTGTGGGTTCGGTGACCAGCGCAGTATGCGTCCGAACCACGGTGGTCGTTTGAGGGGTGTCATGCGGGTCCTCTCAGAGGTAGGCGGGGTCGGGTCGGGCGGTGACGATTCGCGGGATGAAGGCCCTGCCTGTGCACCAGGCGCAGGTACAGCCGGCTGGGCAAGGTTGCTCGTCCTCGTTCTCGGTCGGGTTGCACCGGGGGCAGTCGGGGTCGTCGCGGCAGCCGCACCAAGGGTCCTCGCGGTCGCCGTCGTTGTCGGCGCAGCCGCATGGGCAGTCGTCGGGGTGGTCGCAGATGCACGGGCCGTCGCATCCGTTGGAGCACCGTGGGGTGTCGCGGTCGGAGAAGAGCGGGAGTTGGTTCTGGTCGACGGGGTGGACCGGGTCGGGGGTGCCGGATCGCAGGCAGCGTCGGCAGCTGACGGGGTCGTCGACGGGTCGAAACGACGCCGGATCGAACGAGCCGTTCGGCGTGTGGCAGGCAGGGCCAGGTACTTCGAGGCCTTCGATCCAGGGTTGGAGGGCGACGTCGTGGACGCGGCCGCCGCCGGCGAACCGGCCGTGGCGGTCGTCGAACTCGGCCATGGTCCGGGGTGGGGCGGCGCGTGTCATGGTTCCCGCCACTCTCCGGTCTGCCCGTTCTTGTTCCAATCCAAGGGTTCGCCGTCCAGGGCGCCGTCCCAGGCGTGTGCCGCGAGGAAGGTCCGCAGCAGGGTCTGTAGGTCGTGGCCGGCGTAGCACCAGAAGCGGTCGATGAGCAGCGGTGCGGCGATGGGGGTGAGGACGATCCGGTAGTTGTAGATCATCGCGAGGATGTCGACGTAGTGGGTTCCGGCGTCGTTGGTTTTGATGCGCCAGCCGCCGTCGGTGGGCGTGCCGATGGTCATGGTGCCGTCGGTGGTGGTCACTGAAACACCCCCGAACACGAGGTCCGCAGGAACTCCCAACGAGTCCGGCAGTGCCGCGCGTCGGTGAGCGCGTTGTGCAGGCCCTCGTCCTGCTGCGGCAGATCGGCGACGCCCAGCCGGTGCGCTTCCTGCTGGATGTCGTTGGTGTACATCGGCAGGCCGACAGGAAGACACACCATTGATCCCCACAGCTGACAGAGGACGACATGGTCGTACGCGCCATAGTCAGCCCACAATTCTGGCGTGTCCGAGGTCAAGAGGAAGTCGCGGATCTCATCAGCGACGACCGCCCGTGGCTTCACGAGTGGACTGTCATAGTCGAACAACCAACGGCCGTTGGCGGCGGTGTCGTCACGCCGCTGCGGCAACGAAGAGACGACGTTGGCCATGAGCCAGGTGTTGGCCTTGATCCTGCGCTGCAGGCCGCCGTCGTACACGATGCCTTCGTTGACTGCGTAGTATTCGCGGCCGTCCTCGGCGACAATGCCGATCGAGATCAGCTCGATGGTCCGGCCGTCTTCGAGGAACTCCGTGTCGTACCAGTACCGCGTCCTGTGCGCCTCTGTGCCGTCTGTTTCGGTCGGGTTCATGGGGTTCGTGTCTCCTGGTGGGCGACGGCGCGGCGGCGTGCGTCCCAGCCGGCGCACAGCTCGGCTGGTGTCCCGTCCGCGCGGAACGGGACACCGAGCCGCGTGTCCATCGGCGGCTGGTAGGACCCGGCGTGGCCGGGGACCTCAGCGCCAGTCGGGTGTACCCACTTGACCGGGATCCGCATGCCTTGGTGGCACCAGAACCGCCACGCGTCGCGAGCGAGTTGTTCGAGGTGGTCGGCGTCGCCGGCGTAGGTGGGGTCGCCGGACATCTCCGGTGAGTGCGGCCGGTAGGCGCAGTCACCGCACATCTGTGTGCGGGTGTTGGGTTGGATGCCGTCGGCGAGGAGTTGGCGGGCGTGTTCGTCGATGGGTTGTTGTTCGAGGTCGTAGACGGGGCGCCAGCAGGTGCACGAGGCGGGACCGTCTTCGACGCGGCCGAGGCAGCAGCCGTCGGAGACGTCGGGGAATCCGTCGGCGAGGTCAGCGCCGGGGCCGCATGCGAAGGCGGCCATGTGGACGAGCGCGGGAAGCTTGTCAGTGTCCATGGTTTGTCCTGTTGTTGTCCGGCGTGAACGGTTTGCGGTCGGCGGGTAACACGAGCGTCAGCCGGTACTCGTCGACCAGCTCCGGATCGGCGTGCGGGGTGTAGCGCACGTAGCGCTGCATGTCGATGCTGTAGCCGCGCAGGTGCGGGTCGCTGGTGAGGTCGCCGGCCTCGATGTAGTCGGCGAACTCGCGCAGTTCGGCGACGATCTTGGCATCGGGCGAGGGCATGGGTTACCTCTTGGGTCGGTTGGGGCAGTTCTGGGCGGTCTGGTCACAGCCGCAGCTGCAGGTGGTGGTCATGTGGCTGGGCTTCCGTTCTCGCCGGTTCCGAGGTGGCGTGACACGATTGTCTTTGCAGCGCAACAACATCCATCGCCCGTGAAACAGGCCGCGAGGTGAGGTACCGTCGCGATCGGGTAGTGCGGATCGACGGTGCTCGCTGGCCGCTGGGGTGTCGGGTCGGGGATGAGGTAGCCGCGTTCCAGGCCGATCCGGACGGCGTGCGCGCGGTCGCTGATACCCAGTTTCCGGTAGAGCCGGCGGGCGTGGCTTTTGATGGTGGCCTCGGTGAGGTGCAGTTGGTGGCCGATCGACGCGTTGTCCATGCCGTAGGACATGGCTGTGAGGATCTGGACTTCGCGGCCGGTGAGGTCGTCGCCGGAGCTCACGGCCATCGCGCACCGTCCTCAACGACCCTCACTGCGCGCACTGCGCTCTTGGGTAGGCCACCGATGTCGATCATGTGTGCCGCGAGCCACCGGGCGTGGTCGATGTCTTCGCATGCGATTCGCCAGAGATTGCCAGCGACGGAAGGAGTAAGCACCGTCGCGCGTGGCGTGTCCGCGAACCGGCGCATGAACGTGTTCCACCAGCCCTCGCCGAGTTTGGTTGCCCAGACGCGGCATTCGTTGACTTCAACGGCCGCAGCTGTGTTGACGATTGGCGGTGTGTCGAAGAGAGGGATCGTCACGGCGCATCGTCCTTAGCGGGTGTGTCATATCCGCAGTACGCGATGTTCTGGTGGTCCGGCGAGTAAGGAGGTTCGCCGGCGCGCTCGGTGGCGATGCCGTGGTGGCCTGAGCCGACGCACCAATACAAGCCGGCGAAGGCCACACCGCCCGGCTGGTAGGCCAGGAGCGCGAGGCCCCGCGCGAGTGAGTTGAACGCGAGCGCAGCGTTCTTGCCGCGGAACTGGAGAGCGTCTCCATAGATCCCGATCGTTGTTGCGGCCTCGCGGGTGTGACCTTGCCGGACGCGCTCGTCCCATCTGGACACATACTCGATGTGGATCGGCACCGCGAAGCGCAAGCTCTCGACGAGGGGAACGTCGTTGGCGAGCGTCTCTTCGAGCCGGGCGCGTTCACTGCGCAAGGTCTCGACGAACTGGTAGTAGTCGTTCACACTCGGTCCCCGGCCTGGTCTTCAGCCACCTCGGTCGTGTCCGGTGTGGCTGGGGTGTCGGCGTCCAAGAACGTTGGCTTGCGCGGGACTGTCACGTCGTTGTCACTGGCGTGCAGGTGTACGGCGCCAGCCCAGTTCGCGGCTTCCGCTCGCTGGTCGATGGTCCATTCGGCCATGAGTTCCGGTGAGACTATGACGCCGACGAGCGCGAGTAGGTCGGTGAGTACCTCGTCGCTGATTCCTTCTGTGTCCCGCGGCTCGGTCGGTGTGGGCGGGCCGTCGACGATGCCCACCAATGTATTCGCCAACGCCTGACCACCTGGAGACATCCGGGCGATGGCCTGGTCGGACAAGTTGTCGGACCAGTGGTACCAGTCCCGGCTGCGGTGGATGCCTTCACTGTGGCCCGGCTCGAGGACGCAGATCTCGACACCATTGCGAGCAGTGGCCGGACAGTGCGGCGCCGGGGAGTGGTTCCCGACGCGATACGGGCCGTCGGCCACGGGGACGTCACTCGCCATCGGCGTTCTCCAGGGATTCGGTGTCACAGTCCAGGGGGACGACAGTCACATCCGCCTGGCGGTCGTAGAAGGCGGCTTTGTAGAACACGTGCAGGCGTGTGCGGCCGTGTTCGTCGTTGACGTAGATCAGCCGCGGGTCCTCGCCGGGTTGTTTGCTCCAGCCGGCGGGGAGGACGGCTTCGCGGAACAGCGGGTCGCGTTCGTCGATCGGCCCGAGGTGGATGCCGAGGGCGGCCAGTTCGTCCTCGTGGCCGTGCGCTTCGGTGGGGAGCAGGTTGGCGTGTACGAGCTGGTTCGATCCGGCGGCTTCCATTTCCTCGATGTATCGTCCGGGGTTGTCCCATGAGCCGGCGAGGTGTAGCAGCGGGTCTCGATGGGTGGCGTCTTCAATGGACACGTCGGGTGTGCCTTTCGGTCTGGTTGGGTCGTTGGTGGCGCGTTCGGCGAGTGCCGAGGAGGGCAAACAGCGCGGTCACGGCGAGGGCGGCGATCGCGGCTTTCGCGCGACAGCCACGCCGGCGGCGGCGCCATTGCTGGTAGTCGTGTGCCCGCCACTCGTCGTCGGTCACGACGGCTCCCGGATGTGCGCGAGCCACTGGTCGTGCATGCGGCGGATGACGGCCTCACCGACGCGTCGGTCGCCGGGGCGTTTCCGGTCGCGGTCGATGCACTGCTCGACCGCGACGTGTGTGAAGTCCTGCACGGCGAACCCGACGTCGTAGGCCGCCGCGAGGTGCTTCAGGGCGTGGAGGTGGTCCGGGTCGAGGTTGGTGTCGTCGATGATCACCGAGTAGCCGCGGAACAGCAGCTCGGCGAGCATCGCCCGTTGGGCGATGGTGACGACGGCTTCGGACACTGGGTCGTAGCGGGGCCGGCCGTGGAGCATCCGTCGGAGGTCGTCGCGGTTGCAGCGGACCAGGTGGCCGTCGGTGTCGGCGTCGAGTTGTTCGCGGGCCCAGGTGGATTTGCCTGAGGCGGGTAGGCCTCGGGTGGCGATGAGTTGGCGGCGTTTCGGGGCGAGCGGCTGGGCGCCGCTGTGAGCGTCTGTGGGGTTCGGGGGTGTGGTGATCACTGCCGGGGGTCCTTTGTGGCGTCCTGGGGGCTGCTGGCCGGGTGTCCGGGTGGGTTCTGATCGACTGGGCTGGGTGGGTTGCGGCCGGGGTCGTGGTAGCGGCTGATCGGGATCCGGCCGCGGCGGCTGGGGCGGGTGCAGCGCTCGCCGGGCAGCGCGCCGCAGGCCTTGCAGCCGCGGGCGAGCGGGTTGTCGTAGCCGGGGTCGGGCTGGATGTCCTGTGTGGCGTGTGGGCCCCAGCCGAAGAGGGCGGCGGGTGCGGGGCCGCGGGCTGTGCGTTTTCTGCGTGGGCTCATGTCACCCGCTCTCCACTGGGGCCGGATGGATTGTTTGTGGTCGGCGACGCGGGGCTGTCTCACGTTGCGTTCGACGGTTGCGACGCGGTTTCCCGCGCGCGGTCGTAACTCTAGTTTCTTTGGGTGAGTTGTGTAAGTGATTTGGCTGTAAAGGTGACGGTTTTGTGCGGTCCACAGACCCCTGAGGAACGAAGGGGTCTGTGGTTCGAGGGGTCTGGGGCGGCGCGCCCCGGTTGGTTAACTGGATTACTGGTTTACTGGATGGCCCGGGACTCCCCGGTGGACTCCCCCGGGGAGTCCCCACGGGAGTCCACCGGTGTGTCCCCTGGGGACAAAACGGGCGTTGACCTGGTGTGATCAGTTTTTCGCGGTTGTCTCGCGTGGTGTTCGGGTAGGTCCTCGGAAGTTGTCCACAGGTTTCTGAACGGCCGTTCATCGTAAGTTACCGGCGAGTTGTGACCATTTCGTTTCTGAATCATCTGTATCGATTGGCCAGCGGAAACACGGCCTACCGTGTGACGGTCCCGGACGACAGTGTTTCTCGTGTTACAGGCACGCCAAACACTCCCACCGGGTGATGGGAGTGTGGTGAAACTGGTGCGGCTAGTTTTTGTCTGAGCGCTGTCGCCGCTTTTTTGCGCGTTCCTTTGCTCGCTTCGCTTCCACATAGGCGCGAGAGCACTCGCGTGGCCAGCTGACGTATTGATACCCGCCGCCGCGAGCCCGCTTCCAGATCCTGCGTTCCACCAGCTCTTCAGCCGCCGTCACTACGTGAGGTGGAAAGAGCGCGAAGGCCGAGGTCGGTATGAGTCCGTCGGTAAGACGGTCACAGGACCACGACCCAGCGATCGTCCACAGCGCATAGGCTTCGGCTGTCCATCCGAGGTACTGGGGATCGGAATAAAACTCGTCGGGGACGGGGAAAAAGGTCATGCTGCGCGCCTGATGGCCGCTCTGCGAGGTGTGTACAACGGACCCCTCCCAACTGCGGTGAACCTGCGTATGACGAGACCGCCACCGCCCTTTCGGGACCGTGGCGGCACTCGACGTCCTGTTGTACGGCTAGGAATCCAGCGTCGAGACAGTCACCTCCGGGCGATGTCGATCGGGATCCGGGAGAACCCGGACACGCGGAGCGGGGTACGGCAGCGTGCCGCGCGAGCGCGCCCAGGCGTAACAGGCGCGGCACATGCCGTACCCGCCGTACACCACGCAGTGGACGTACCGGGCCTGGTTCTGACGGCGGCGGTACCACGTGACCATCGGTCGGCTGCAGTCGAGACACGCGGTCGGCGAGGAGGCCGGGGCAGGCGCGGGATCGGGCAGCATGCCGTGCCGCCACGCCCGGACGTAACAGGTCTTGCACAGGTCATGGCCGCCGTGGCGGACGCACGTCGCACGCAGTTGCGGGGACTCCCGGTATGCGGCGGTCTTGACCAGGTCGCGACCACAGCCACGGCACTGCCAGCCGCCGCCGGTGTTGCCGAGTGTGGGGTTCCCGGCCGGCTCGGGGGGCGTGGCTCGGCCGGGAACGATCATGGGTGTGGCGCGGGTGGTCATCGACGCCGCCGCCGCGACAAGACAACACCGGTAACCCACCCGCCGGCCAGGGCGACGGCGCCCACGGGCAGCCAGAGCACGAGGTGTCCGGGCCAGTTGACGTCGTCGAACACGAGCCAGCTCACGGCCGTCGCGGCGAGGTTGGCCAGCACGCCGGTCGCGAGTCCGCCGACGGCCATCGTGACGGGCTCGGGGGTGTGCCGGGTCATCGCCGTGGCCCGCCGTGCAGCAGTTGCAGCAGCCACGCCAAGCTTCGGCCGGCCGTCAGGCCAGCCGCGATCATCAGCACGGCGATGACGCCTACCGTGATCCAGTGGTCCCACGCCGCCACATCCCCGTACATCAGCAGGCTGGACACCATGCCGGCACCGACCGCGATCAGCCCGAGCGCGACGCACCAGGCGATCAGCATCCACCCCAGCGAGGTGTTCTTCTGGGTCATCGCATACCCCTGACACCCCAGAGGCCCGCGTGGCTGCAGGTCCACACGTGCCGGGTGTGCAGCTGCTGGCCCTGGGCGCGGACGGCGGCGGCCTGGCTGGGCAGCAGCACCGTGTAGGCGCCGTCGGTGATCAGGATGGTGCCGTCGGCCGCCGGCGTGGCGTCGATCGGCATCGGCCGGTTGATCCCGGTGGGCGAGACCCAGAAGATCGGTACGCCGCAGTGGGTGCAGGGTGTGGCGACCGGCGGCACGCAGTCAAGCGGCAGCGCGGACTCGGCCGGCCGGTCCAGTTCGACGAGGTGTGCGGTCACGTTGTGGGTGGCCAGGCCGGCCCGGTGGACGGCTTCCAGCCACGCCGCGGCTTCGGTGGTGGCCTGGGCGCGTTCGTCGTCGGTGAGGTCGTCCCACGCGGGGTGGTCGTCGGTTTCGTGGGCGATGGTTTGGCGGGCGGCGGCCACGGCGAGGGCTTGGCGGCGCAAGGTGGGCGTGGTGGTCATCAGGATGCGGCCTCCTCACTGGTTACGTCCCCGGTCGTCAGGAGCGGCTTGATCGCTGCCAGGACCGTGTTGAGCACCGCACGCCCGGCGGCCGTGGCCTCGGGCCAGGTGTCGTCGCGCAGGGCGCGGTATCCCGCGTAGACCATCGCTTCGAGGTTGCCGGCGTCGGCCCGGGTCAGGTACAGCGTGACCGGATCAGGCTGCGGCGTACCGGCGGCCGTGTCCGCGTCGGACTGTGTGGTCGCGCCGAGGCACTCGGCGTGCGCCGGCAGTGCCAGCGCGGAGTGCCACCGGGCCGCCCGGCACTTCTCACGGGACTCGTCGTCATCCGGACCAACGGCCAACAGTTGGACCGGGCGGCCGTCGGCGAGGGGCTGGCCGCAGCACAGACACGGGTACTGGGCGGCCGGGTGCTCGGCCGGCAGGGGACCGAGCGGCTTGCTCTCGCGGGGTTCGCCGGGCTTCCACCGGACGTAGAGGGCGCTCATCGTTGTCCTGTCTTGAGGGTGGCGAGGTGGTCGAGGAGCTTTCTGGCCTGGCTGGTCGGAATGCCGAGCTGGCTGGCCAGGGAAGGGCGGCCGATGTCCGGGTGGTCGGCCACGATCCGGGTGGCCGCGTCGAGGTGGTCGCGCCACTGGCCGCCCGTTCTGGCCGGGGGGCGTTGTTGGCTGACCGGCTCGATGCTGGTCGGTGGGTCTGGCGGTGGGGTGGGTGACTGGCTGGCTGTGGCGGGATGGCCGGTGGCCGCTGGCAGGCCGGGTGGTTGGACCGGGTGGCCGTTGGCCGGCCGCTGGCCGGTGTGGTTGGTCGTGGTCGGCGTGGCCGAGTTCACGGGGATGGCCGATCCCGCTTCGGCCAGCCCGAGCCAGGGCTGGCCGGCTGGCTGGCGCGGGGACGTGGCCAGCGGGTGGCTGGTGACGGCGGGGATCACGATGACGCGTCCGGTCCAGGTCGGGCCAGTGGCTGGCCACCTGGCCGGGTCCTGTCCGCGCTGGTCAACGGGTGGCCGGGCAGAGACCGGCTGGCTCGCTGGTGGCTGGATGACGGCGGCTGGCCGGCGCTGGGCCAGGTGCAACACGTGCAGCATCAGGAACAGGACAGCGGGCGGGACAGCGGCGATGGCCATCTGGACGACCACGTACGGGCGCTGGCCGGCGTCCAGCAGCCAGTGCCGCAGGCTGTTGCCCGCGATCGACAGGGCGATCGCGGCCAAGGCCAGCCGGCTGGCCGCGCGACGGGCGTCGCCCGGCATGGTGATGTCCAGCCAGATCAGGCTGGCCACCACACCGGTCGCGTCCAGGGTGCCTGGCCACAGGTAGGCCAGCCAGCCATCAAACCTGGCCGACCGGGCGAGGTCGGCCAGGTTCGAGAAGCTGAGCACGAGCGCGCCGGCCACCGGGATGACGGCGACCAGCCGGACCGGCCAGCTGAGTCTGGCTGGCTGGCTACGGCGCTTGGCCACCGCCCACTCCCTCCTTGGCCGGTGGCTGGCTGGCTGGTGGTGCGGCGGTGGCGAACCGGTCGGCGTAGTCGGCCGCGGCGTGGAGTTGATCAGCCAGCGTCCGCGCGGTGACCGGGTCGACCCGCCGGGCACCGGCGGCGTGGGACAGGTCGACGTTGCCGTCCGGGCCCGCGCTGATGAAGTCCTGGCGTCGCCACGAACCCCAGTACGCGACCTTGTCCTCGTCAACCTCGTCCGCCGCAGGCTGGGCGGTGAAGTCGGGGCCGCCGTGGTCGGCCAGCAGTCGCAGCGCGGCACGACCAAAGCTGTGCATCCTGACCTGCTTGCGCAGGCGCTTGCCGACCTGGAGCTGCTCGACGGTCACCGGGGCACCCGCGAACAGGTGGACCAACCGTGACACGTCGTGGGTGCCTTTGACGACCAGGACCACGACCGGGGTGTTGGATCCGTCGCTGTGGCGCTCGTCGTACGCCCTGCTCTCGTAGGCCATCAGCCGGCTACCTCGACCTCGCCGTGGGTACGGTCGGCGGCCAGGTGGTCGTTGTCGACCTGCACCGTGCCTCGGTCGGTGTCCGCGTTGTCGCTGGCCGCCGGACTGGTCGCGGTCACCACCTCGACCAGCGGGATGCCGTCAGCGGGGTTGATCCAGTCGACGTCGTCGTACACCACGATGCCGCTGTTGTTGCCGTACGCCACGGCCCCGGCCGGGACGGTCTCCCCGGGCTGCCAGTACCTCTCGGGCTTCGCCCGCTGCCACCCAGCCGGAGGTTGGCCGCACGGACAGTCCGTGTCGCCCTCGCGGGCGCAGCACATCGGGATCGGGTCGCCGTCGTCCTCGATGTCGTGCACCGAGCCGGGGTGGCCACAGCCTGGAGTGTTGGGACAGCCGCCCTTGAGCGGCGAGACGAGCCGGGCCATCGCGACGATGTCTTCCGGGGTGATCGGGCCGACCACGACCACTTCCCGCTGGTCGAGCGTGGCGGGCTCGCGGGTGTCCGGGCCCACCGACAACTCGGTCGGCGGGATGACGAGTTCGGCCCACGGCGTGTCGGCGCTCAGCGCGGGGTCCCGCACCTCGACGGCCGACGACTGGCGGGCCGCGTGTGCCTTGTCGAGCTCGCGGTCCAGCTGCTCCAGCCGCTGCTGCTGTTCGCCGATCACGGAGTCCTTGGCCGCGAGCATGGGCCCGACCGCCGCGACCGCCGCCTGGGCGAGGTGATCCGCGAGGTCACTGGACACGTCGGCGCCGGCCGCGCTCCACAGCGCGTCGGAGAATCGCTTGTGCAGTTCCGGGTCCGGTGGTGTGGCGCGGATCCGGTCGAGCCTGGCCTGCCACTGGGTGGTGGCCCCGGTGGCTGACTGCACCAGTTCGCGGAGCTGGTTGTTGGTGCGGTCCACCTCGCCGATCAGCCCGCGGATGATCGGGCCGAACACGTCGACCGCCTGTTGGCCGATCAGGGCGGTGTTCACGGAGTACGTCGGCGCTTCGTCGTCCGTCACCTCGTTGTAGTGGAACGTGACCAGGTCATAGGCCAGGCGGTCGAGCCTGAGTGCGAGGGCCGCGCTGAGATGCTCGGGCGCGGGGACGGGCAGGGGACGCGCGGGGACGGGCAGGGGGATGCTGTGGCGGTGTTCCGCGGCCGCCGCCAGCTCGAGCAGCCGCACGATGGCCCGGCCGAGGGCGTCGGTGTCGGTCTCGGCTGTCTGCGCGGCTTCCAACGGTGTGCCGGTGGCCTGACAGATCGCGTCGAGGTCGGGGACGACGCTCAGGCCCAGCACGCCGGCGGCGTACGCGCCGATGTCCAGGACGTGGTCCCACTGTGGCATGGTCATCGTCTGGTGGCGTTCGAAGTCCTGCAGGTAGTGCAGGTACATCCGGCGCAGCAGGTGCTCGTCTGCGTGGGGCGTGGTGGTGACCAGCACCGCACCGTGCAGGGCTTCGGCCAGTCGGATCGCTTCGCGGCCGTCGGTGTCCTGGCGGGCGTTGACCAACCGTGGGAAATAGCCGATCACCTCGACGGTCTCCAGGTCACAGGAGGCCAGGGCCAGGCGTGGGTCGTGTGGAGGCACGAACTGGCCACGGTCGCCGGTGGCGAGGTTCCACCAGGCGACCTCCACCGGCACGTGCGACAGAGCGTCCGGGCCGGTCGCTTTGACGGTGACAGCCACCTTTTCGTACGTCATCGGGGAACGTCCTTTCCGGACTGTCGTTGAGGAGGGGAACTGGCGAGTTGGGCGGCGAGCCGCCCGCGCTGGACGTCGATGAGGCGCCGGCGGTCGTCCGCGGATCGGGGCAGCAGGCCGGTCTGGAAGGCCTTGGCGACGGCGTTGGTGGCGTTCGCGGCGTCGAGCTTGTGGAAGATCCTGCGTGTCGCGGTCTTGACGTAGTCGTCCGACCGGTTGAGGTGGCGGGCGGTCGCGGGCCGGGTCATCCCGGCCGCCACGCACTCGAGCACCGCGAGTTCGTGGTCGGCGAGGATCGAGTCCCGATCATTGGGTGAGGTCATTCGCGTTCGTCCTTTTCGGACATGAGGTGCGGGTTGGGCAGCAGCCCGTGCGTGTGGGCGACCGTGACGAGGTGGGTGCGGTTGCGCGCGGAGAGCCGCTCGCACAGGTGAGCGACGTGCGTCCGCACCGTGTCTCGGCTGAGATGCAGCGCGGTTGCTATCTCGCGGTTGCTGTCGCCCTCGGCGAGATGGTCCAGTACCGCTCGGTGTTGGACCGTCAGGCCGGGATGCGTCAGAGGCTCGAGCGGGTTCGGTGTGGGCGGGATCCCCGCGTGACGGGTGATCGCTGACACCACCGTGGTCTCGTGCGCCGGGATGATCAACACCTGCCGGGCGGATGAGCCGCCGCGGGCGACGCTGACCACGCGCCACCGGGCGAGGTCGTCCAGCAGCCACAGCGCGGTGTACGGGTCGACCAGGAGGTGCGCGGACAGCTGCTGGGGACTGACGGTGACGCGGGACAGCGCGAACCTGGCGGCGTCGACCAACAACGGGACATCGAGCGTCTCGACGGGAAGGCCGGCGGTCGTCTTCGTCACGGGGCATCACCGGTGTCCGGTTTGGCGGTGAGCTTGAGTTCCACGCTGGTGCTCTCCTTGATCGGGGGCCTCGCGCCGGTCGCGGCGTACTCGGCGCGGACCTGGCCGCTATCGAGGCCCCGCTGGGTCTTCACCGTCCACACGAGACACTTGTCGTAGCCGACGTCCACCGGGTCCGAGCGGCCGGTCACGTTCGGGCGCAGGGCGTCCAGCGCGCCTTTGGCTTCCTTCTCGCGGGCCTCGGCGTCCTTCTTGTCCGCGCGGGCCTGGTCCAGCTTCGCGGCCCACGTCGCGGCGTCCGGGTCTTCGACGTACAGCACGCTGCGCGGGTCGCGGTCCGGGACGCCCCCGGCCCAGCAGACGGTGAGGAAGGGGCAGTGCTGGCAGAACGGGGACTCGGGGGCGTAGTCGCGGGCCAGGAACTCCAGGTCGGTCTCGCGGACGGCCTGCAGCCAGGCGAGCGCGTCCCGGACGTGCCGGATGTCGAACTGCATGGTGACCTGGTGGTCGTTGCCGGTGTCCCGGGCGAGGTAGTCGATCACGATCTCCCGCACCGGGTAGCCCAGTTGGATGAGCGCCGCGCCGTAGAGGTGGGTCTGCCACATGTGCGGCAGGTCCGGGCCGTGGATGATGATGTGGTCCAACCACCGCTGTGACGTGGTCTTGGTGTCCCGCACGCGTTCCCGCAGCGCCTCGTACCGGTCGAGGTGGCCGAGGATGCCGGCGAACCGCACCTCGTACTCGACCAGGTCCTCGTGCGGGATGAGCCCGTTCGCCTGTAGATCGCGGAACACGTCCTCGACCGCGTCGTGCACGGCGGTGCCCATCACGGCCTGCACCGACCCGCCTGGGTTGGTCGGGGCGACGCCGGCGATGCGATAGCCTGCGCGGCGCCGGCACCCGCCGACTTCCGACATGCCCAGTTCCGTTTGCAGTGAGCGGGGACGGCGCCTGTCCCACTCCAACAGCAGTTGGGCGGTCGAGTAGTCGACGGTGGCCGGTGCGGGGGTGACGGCGGCCGGCTGGTGGGCCGGCCGCCGCTCGATCGTCGTCACAACCGCCCCAGACTCTCGCCGCGCGGTGGCTCCAGCACATGATCGCGACCCCAGGTGTCGTTGACCATGGCGGCGGCGTGCACGTGGGCGGCAGCGATGAACAGCGGGATCTCGTCCTGTGTGACGCGCTTGCCGTCGTAGGTCGTGTCGCGAGCCGCGGCCAGCATCCGTTCGGCTTCGCGGTAGTGCTCGCCACCGGTCACCGACCTACCTCCTCGGCCGGGTGCGCCAGGTCCGGACACTCGTCCTGGTAGTGCGCGCCGGTCGCGCCGCACACGTCGCACACGTAGTCCGGCGGCGGTGGTGGCTCGTCCGCCTTCGCGACGGTGTCCGACGCGCCGTTGCTGTGTTCGTCCGCGAGCTGCGCCAGCTCGGCTTGCAGCGCCGTCTGCTGGTCCTCCTTGGACTGCTCCGGCGTAGATGCCTCGTTCGCCCGTTGCTGGTCCATGCGCTCGGCGGCGACCTGCGCCAGTGTTGGCTTCGGAGGTTCGTCGTAGTCGTCGTCGACGCCCTGCAGCCCAAAGCCCATCTTCACCTCGGGACACGCGAGGTCGATACCGCCGGCGACCGCGCGCCAGAACAGCATCTTCTTCGGGTACTTCTTGTAGTTGTCCTTACCGGTGAGCTGGGCGATCTTGGCGTCGTCCCAGGTGAACTCTTCGGTGAAGACCTCCCCGGTGTCGCCTCTGGTGATCTCGACAACGCATCGGGTGGTAGTGGATTCGACGCGCTTGTACGAATGGCCGGCCTCGCGGAGTTTGGACAGCAGCAGTTTGCCCTCGATCATCGGGCGTCCGTTGACTACGCTGATCGTGTTCACCGCGACGACCGGGGGAACGTTCAGCTGCTGGCCGTACAGGATGATCGCGAGCGTGTTGGATGACTTGCCGCGCAGCCGATCGGGCAGGATGTCCGCCTGCGCGAGAACGTGGGCATAACGCATGGCCTGGTCGAGCGTGGCGAGCGTGCCCTCCAAAGGCACGTTGACGCTCTGCCATGACGGGGTCGGTTGGCCGTTCCCGACCGCGACGTCGGTTCCGGGTTCGGACACGATAGTTCCTCTTCTCGGCTGGTTCACAAGGTCACCTCGACCCTGATCGGGCGACGCGAACGACTGTCCTGTTCGGACACAGCGCGGCCGGCGACCTCGAGCGCGCAGAACTCCCAGCAGCACTCCACCCCGCCGGCGTCGACCGGGTCGAGGACGGGGAGGTCCGAGGCCGGGTCGCCGTACACCCGGACGGTGGTCACCGCCCCGATCTCGCCGCAGGGGCACGGTTCGGGCTCAATGACGCCGGCCGTGACCACGACACCCAGCGCGCGCAGGTCGCCCAGGCACGGCATCGTGGCGGTCATCGCACGGCCCGCCGGGGCCGCACCGACCGGACCGACTGCACGCCCCACTCGATCACCAAGTCGGCCAGGACAGCGAACGCCAACACCACGAGGATCACCGCGGTGTCGCGCTGCCCGCTCTCCGCCAGCCGGACCGCGACAAAGGAGATCATGGCCGCGAGGCCACCGGTCACCGCGATAGCGGCGGCCGCGCGGGCGAGTTCGGCGAGGTTGCCCGTCACGGCCTCGCGGAGCCGGCTGGTCTTCCCGGGGCGACTGCTCATCGCGGATCCTCGTTCCCCAGGTGCACCGCGTGGCTACGCGCGAGGTTCAAGTCGGACGCCAACTCACTGACGTGCCGCATGGCCGACCTCAGGGAGTAGGCGGCTGCGCTGGCCGTGTCGTCGGCCGGCATCGCGTTCGGGCCACCACGACGGTCGTCGTACAGGGTGGGGTCGGCGGCTTGGCGTTCCAGGAACTCGGCCAACTGCGGCAGCAGTTGCCGCAGGCCGTGGACGGCGTTGGTGAGGTTGCTGATCACTCGGTACCCGATGGCCGCGTACGGCAGCGCGCTGTCGCTGTGACCGGGGCCGGTGGCGTTGTTGAGATACCGGACCAGACGGCTGATCGCTGCCGCGGCCTGGGTGGTCTGGTCGTCGTTGTGCGGGCCGTCGTAGGGCCAGTGGTGGTCGACCACGTCGTCGCCGTAGATCATGACGGGGTTCCTTCCCGCTCGGCGCGGGCCAACAGCCACCCGGCGATCGCGTCCGCCACGGCCGGGTCGAGGCCCTTCGGGCCGCCGAACCGCAGGGCCGTTGCGGCGGATTCCAGCGCGGCCCGCCGGGCGGCGGCCTGGTGGTCGCCGCCGGCCGGGTACAGCGCACGTCCGGCGCGGTAGTGCTGCGCCTGCCGGGTCACCAACTGCCGGAGTCGAGCCGGGTCGAACACCTGTGTCGGGTCCTGCCGCAACGGCTCCAGTGTCTTGCTCCACCGTGACCGCCCGGACATGCGCCGATACAGCCGCCACACCGACGTCGTCAGCTGGTATGCCTTGTCGTGCATGTAGTTCGGGCTGCCGTCGTCGGCCGCGCCGAGCATGCGGGACAAGTAGTCCAGGATGCTGGTGATGTCCTCGGCCAGCCTCTGCGTGATGTCCTCGCGTTCGCGCTTTGTCATCGGACACCCGCCGCCTGCAGTCGCTGCAAGTCGTGCACGGTCAACTCGCCGCAAGCGTCACGGACCAGGTCCGCGGCCTCGTTCTCGCCGAACGACGCGGTCACCGTGAACGGCTCGTCGGCGTACGTGCCGTGGACGTGCACGAACGTGAACATCGGGTCGCGGCGGATGCCGGTGACCGTGGGGTTGCCCAGCAGGGCCGCCCAGGCCAACAGCACGGTGGCGGGGTTGCGGGTGTCCTCGCTGCTGATCTGCACGCGCACCCCGATGTGGGTGGTGATGGTGACCGCGGACGCGACGCCGAGCTGCGGGCGGGTGGCCAGCAACTGTCCGACGAGGGCGTGGGCGCCGAGCAGGTGCGCGTTCTGGGCGGTGGTGGGGTGGAAGGTGGCGGTCATCGGGTCACCGCCGGGATGTCGTCGGAGTAGAAGCCGTCGGGGTTGCGGTCGAGGCGGTGCCAGTCCCGGCCGTCGACGTACTCCTCGCGGTCCTGGTCCCAGTGCCCCACCCACGGGCGACCGCAGAAGCTGCACGTCCCGTTCCGCAGCCGCTCGGGCGGGTCGCCGAGGAACCGCGGGTCGCGGGTGGGGTCGTTGGCGCCGTGGATCTCGACCAGCATCCGGCGGGGGTATTCGCCGCCGATGCGGTGCTGCCCGGTCTTGCCGACGCGGTCGAACCCGACGATGACGGCCTGGACGGCGGCCGCCGCGCGGTTCGGCTCGGGCGGGAGTCCGGCCCGGGGCCGGGTGTCCGTACTCTGGTTGTCAGCCATGGAGCTCTACCTCCTGGTTAGGCGGGGGCTGCCGCTTTGCATTCCGGGCAGGCGGTGGCCAACGCCGCTTTCGTTGGGGTTAGTTGCTTCCTGTACGTTCGGCGGTGGTTCCTCGGCCGCACTTGCCGTTGCATTTCTCGGGGATTGGCTGCTGGCACTGGGAGCAGCACCACGTCGCGGCGTCGGTCATCTGTTGGCCCTGCGCCGGGTTCCGGTCGCCGGCGGCAGGCCGTGCAGCCAGCGGTCGACGTCGTCGCGGTAGATATGCCACGATGCGTTGACTCTGGGTTGATGCGCCTTGAGGCCGCGGGGGCTCTTGGTGTTCTTCGTGCGGTCGTATTCGTGCACGAGGTTGTAGACGTAGTTCGGATGGCGGCCGATGTAGGCCGCTGCCTGTTTGATGGTCATCACCGCTTTGATGACCTTGCCGACGTCGGCAACCGGCACTGCGATGTCGGCGGTCATCGGCTGTCGAGCTGCGGGTCGAGGAGTTCGTCGAGCTCGACACCGAGCGCGTCGGCCAACGCGGTGAGCGTCGGCGGGGGCGGGTTACTGGCGCCGGTCTCGAATCGGCTGATCTGCGACCGATCCATCTGGCGGCCGGCGTTGACGCAGGCCTTGGCGAGGTCGCTCTGGTGCCACCCTCGCCGCTCGCGGTGTTGCCGCAGCTTCACCCCGCTGAAGGGGAGTGCCGGAGGTGTTTTTGCCATGCGTGGACTTTAGGACACATAACGACACATGACAACACGTGAGCGATCTTGCGGGATCACGACTCAGCATCGTCACACAGTGTTGTTATGTGTGCACATGTGCGTTAATGTGAGCCCTCTTGATGAGGGGGAGCAGATGGATGGAAGAACAGCGGAAGCGCCTGGAAGAACATCAAGCTGAGCGGCTGAACCACTACCGTCGCAAGCGACGTCTAAAGTGGACTGAAGTTGCGCGCCGAGCGGACATGTCCCCGCAGAACCTGCTCCGAATCCGCAATGGCGAGATCAGCATCACCGAAGTTGCCGCCGAAGGGCTGGACGCCGCATTCGGCTGGACCTCCGGCGAGGGTATTGAGAACCTGCTCCAAGACCGGGAGCCTGTCGATCAGCCAGCTCGCATCGAGATAGACCCTCTCAGGGACGAGAGCGAGCGGACGATCTGGGACACCGGCAAAGAGGGCGGCCTGCCGGAGCACCGAATCTGGTTTCGGATAGATCAACTGCGAGCCGTGCGGGCCAACAGGGCCGCTGGGGCCGCCCAGGCAGAGCGACAGAGCCGGGACTTGGCATAGCCGAGGGGACACTGGGGACACGGGGTAACTAGGGACGTACCGGGGGTAGCGGACAAACACACGAATGGGTTAAACCATTCGATTGAAGATGCCACCATGCGTGGCTCTGTTCACCCTGGAGCAATGCTCATGATCTTCATTCTGTCAATTGTGGTTGTGGTCGGGGTGGCGGTTGTCGCCTTGCAAGTCCGTCAGATCCGGCGCTACATCGACGCGGACATGAAGCTGATCGACCTCGTTCTCACCGAAGCGGAGACGATCGCTGAGCCCGAGCCGGTGAGACCGTCCAAATTGGCCACAGTGACACAGCTCGGCCGTCGGTTGCGTCGCCCATCCAAGCCCATGGCGGTCATCGCGGCCGTGGTGGCGTGCGTCGCGCTCGCCGGCGTTGGGATAGTCGGCCTCGCATACCACCCAGCCGCACCGATCATCGCCGCGCCAATCCCTCCAAGCGACGACTCGAGTCCTTCGTCGACGCCGCCTGCCGCGACTGACACGGATGGCCGCGGCACCGTGACGATGGTCGTGGTGACCGCGCAGCAGCCAGCACCGCCCACCGTGAACTCGGCGTCGGCTTCAGTGCCAGCGGCGCCGATGGCGGTCACCACGACGATCACAGCGTCCCTGAGGGCCGGTACGCCGCGGGCGAACAGGCCGAACCGCCCGAGGACCACCGCGGCTGGTTCCGGTACGCCAACGGGCACGGTGATTGCCGGCGGCCAGCCCAGTTCGTCTCCCACGGCAACGACGCTGCCCCTCGAACTGCCGCCCCCGCCGGTCCCCTTGCCGGTGAGTTGACGTCGCCACTCGTACGGCAACGACACACGAAAGAGGAGTGAACGCCTATGGCCTGGGCGGAGAAGATGTCCAGTGGGCGGTTCCGTGGGGGGTACCGGAACCCCGACGGCCGCAAGCTCTACGTCACTGACGGCGGCCGCGGATACGAACGGAAAAAGGACGCCAAAGACGTCGCGCAGGAATGCGAGGTCCAGGCTCGCCGCCGGGCCGCGGTGGACGAGGACCGGCTCCTGGCGAGCGTCACCTGGGGCGAGTGGTGGGACGCGATCGGCGACGCCAAGACGACCGACGGTGACACCGACACCGCGCGCGTTGTACGGAACATCGTGAGCGCTCAACTGCGCCCCAAGTGGGGCAACGTCCCGTTGAACAAGATCAGACACAAGCTGGTGAAAAAGTGGGTCGAGGAGGAGGAGTTGAAGGTCCGGCCACGCATGTCGCCGGAGTACGTGCACCGGGTCTTCGGGCTGTTCAAGTGGTCGATCAAGAGGGCGGTGGACGAGGAGGTCCTGGACGCGTCGCCGTGCGTGGGCATCAAGCTGCCCAAACGACCGGACAAACCCCGCGCGTACATCTCGGTGTCCCGCGCGGCGAAAATGGGCGCGTTCCTGCGCGAGGACTACCGGGACGCGGTCGCCTTCATGCTGGAAACCGGGTTGCGGCCCGGTGAACTGTGCGGCCTGCACGCCGACCGGATCGACTTCGACACCGGGTGGCTGGAGGTAGTCGAGGTGTTCGTGACCCGCCGGCGGCTGATCAAGCCGTGCCCGAAAGACTACGACGTCCGCAAAGTCGCCCTGTCCAGCAAGGCCATGGAGATCGTCCGCCGGCGACTGGGTGACCGCGACCCTACGGCCGGCTGCGGCCAGACACACTCCGATGGCACCGCCTGCCACAGCCCGCTGGTGTTCCTCACCATCCGCGGCCGGGTGATGAGCCCCAAGACCCTCAGCGATCACATCACGAACGCCTCCACCAAGGCCAAGGTGACCCGGCAGACCGCCTACGCTGGCCGCCGCGGCTGGTTCACCCGGCTCGCCGAGGGTGGCCTGGACCCGTTCGCCATGGCGGCGCAGGGCGGCCACAGCGACGTCAAGCAGACGACCAAGTATGTGCAGGTCACCGCCGCGGCACGGGCCCGGACCTTGGCCGCACTCGGCGAGGCCACACCGCTGACAGTCATCGAGGGGCACCGTGGGGCAGCACGTGGGGCAGACCCCGAAGTACAGCCAGTGAAAGACAGTGAAATCCCAGACGGGGAAGATGTCGGCTGA